AGGGCTACACCCTGTAAAGCAGGGCTACACCCTGTAAAGCAGGGCTACACCCTGTAAAGCAGGGCTACACCCTGTAAAGCAGGGCTACACCCTGTAAAGCAGGGCTACACCCTGTAAAGCAGGGCTAAACAGCCCCCAATAAATACAAGTATGTCTTGGCCCACAGTAAAACCCCCATGGAAGCATGTAAAGTGGCTTTCCTGGCAAACTCCATCCTGGCTTTCTGGACCAAATCCCAAATGGGAGGATGAGAAGGAAAGTAGACCAGCTACTAGGCTAGACACATTAAAACAAGAGATTGAGGTTCTAGATAAAGCTGGTGAATGGGAATTCTTAAAACGCACATCGAATCCTTATGAATTAGTCTTTTCACAGAGCCAAGATCAGCGAATTCCTCAATCCATTTGCAGCCTCAAGCCTCTAAGCAGATCCTTTTTCAAGATGGTGGAAATTCTCACCGTCATGGATTTTTTTAGAAGGCATGTCAGCAATAAATCTGCACTGAAATCCGCCCATGTCTGTGAAGGACCCGGTGGATTTATAGAAGCCCTAATTTATTTAGCATCTAGACAATCATTCACTGTTGAGCATGCATGGGCGATGACCCTAAGACCAACAAAGACGAATATCCCAGGATGGAAACGAGCCTATCATTTTCTAAAGAAATCTCCGATGGTCAATATTGAGTATGGTGCCGACGACACTGGCGATATCTTAGTGCCACTGAATCAAGGAGCCTTCTTAGAAAAGACGCGAGCCAAGTGCCAGATTTTCACTGCAGATGGCGGCTTCGACTTCAGTGAACATTATGGGACTCAGGAGGAAGAAGTCCTCCCTCTCCTAATATCATCAGTTCTGATTGGCCTACAAACACTTTCACGTGGTGGCGACTTTATTCTGAAAATATTCGATACCGAATCAAGAGCTACCACGGATTTACTTGCCCTCCTAGCCTCATGTTTTGATCATTGGACACTATATAAACCAGGTCTTAGTCGACCTTGCAATGCAGAAAAATACTTTCTCGGGCGCGGATATAAAATCGCCCCAGGCTGGATTTTTAAGACATTGGTAGAAATACGGAACGCATATGCCTGTGGATTCAAGCACATGACTTCCATTTTTACAGAAATTCCTAAAGAAATTTCATCAGATATTAATGGCCTTATTGCATATTTTATGGATGAGCAAATATCAGCATTACACTATGCAGTTTCACACAAGGACGAATGGAATTCTAAGCCAGAACTACAATGGTCGCAAATCCAGGAACATTCTGTGCAATGGTGTAAACAATTTCAGATTCCTACTCGCAATCTTGGCCTAGGGTCTGCCTTAGTAAACAAGGCCAATCCTATTCCGTGGAATTTAATTGTGGCTTCACATAGGCATTTAGAAGATGCTGGCCCACCTGGATAGACGCTTCGTGCTGAGATGCGGCACCTGCACCCATCTTTTCCAGCATTCGAATCATTAAATTAAGAGACTGATGGTCGTAACCCTCTGGTCTAGTAATCATTTCCAGAATATTGGGATACTGTTCGCAGAATTCGGGAAATACTGCCTTCACATCATCAAGGCTGTGCTTATCCTGTAGCATTTTTCCAATCTTTAGAACACTGTCCTTAATGAAGGCGGATCTCTCAGTTGCATTGAACCGCGTTGGCTCAGTTGCGGCCTTCTCAGATAGCTGCTTAACAGATGTAGGATCCATACCAACCTTACTCATCTTATTTCCAGGAGGAATCAATGTATGTAAAAATAGCGCATCAGAATAGATATGTCATTTCCACCAAAAAAGCCATTTAATCCTGAAGTTACAAAGGTCCCTATACTAGGGCCTTCTTCCGGAAACCCAATGGCATTTCAAGATCCTAACTCAGTAGCGTCTTTAGGTTTACGAATTAAAGCATCTTCTGATCAGATAAAGGCGGATACACTCTATGATCCACCCCCGCCATTAAATGAAGGCTTTCGTAATCAAGTCTATAGCCCATGGATTCTTGGAACAGAGACATGCAAGAAGGAGGGGTTTAAGATAAAGTTTCCAGAGTCATTACTTAATATGAAGGTTCATCGTAGAACCAGAAACCCTATAAGTGGGTTTATTGGTTTAGTAATGCTAAGTTTTCTTGCACTATATCTCTCGCTTAGAAAACACCGTTAAAATACTACGGGTAAATAGAATCATGATCTTAGAAGAAGACACATGTATTAAAAAGGTAAATGAATGGATTGCTAAGACTAAAAGGGAAGCGTATGAAAAAAATATAAATTCCCAACCTTCTGATACAATTGAAAATGCTGAAGAGCTTGTTGCATATAAAAACAACCTGGAAGAACTAGAGCAAAAGTTAAGTAGAGCAATTACAGATGAAAATACCGAAGCCCTAACAGCATTACATTGGCCAGATGAACTTATGGAGTGTATAAAGAATATGGCAATCCGTGCAGAAATACTAGATTGCCTTCAACAAGCCTTTACGATTAATCACTTTAACAAAAGTCCAAAACATGAAGCTGAATTAGAAAATAACTCATAACTATAGATATGGGTGGGTCACTTCCCTATGAAGAACCAAAAGGATGCCCACCAGGCTTCCATAAACGCAATTCCTATACATCAAAGCTGGGACACCGTGTTCCTCCTAGATGCGTAAAAGCACAGACAGTATATGCAGAATCCAGAAAACATTTCACACAACGTATGCAGCATAGACAAAATGCCAGGCTTGAAGCCATTGGTAAGTCACCAAATAAAACACTTCATTGCCCACCAGGACAAGTTTCACGCAAGGGGTATGTAAGACGATTTGGTTCAAATGTAATGCAGAAGGGTTACACTGTAAAGAAACATTCTGGTAAAGAATATCATATTAAACCTGGTAAAAAATCAGTATATGTTAAAGCCAGCTGTGTAAAGGATAGAGGCGATCCCAAGGTAAAAGCTCCGGCTCCCGATAAGGTTGTTGGATATCTAAGAAAGGGTGAACTCAAGAAGCATGGGTATGTCTATGTCAAAGATCGTGAAGAAAGACGCGAAGCTCTGAAAAAGGCAATTAAGGAATTCGGAGCCCTGGGAGTTTACCATAAGTTAGATATCATTGCAAAGCTTTCTAAATACAGAGTTCCAAAGGCGGCAAGTGTATTCAAGGAGGACCGCGACTGGGTAAGAAGTAACTATGAATTACATATGTAATATAGCGTATCTCATCTCTGAATTATACTATACCTTGAAAATAAGAAGAGCTATGGATTCTACAAGACCCACAGCCCCTGTTATTCAAGAAAAATATCCGGTTCCCTATATTTTAGCATTTTTCTTAATAGCAGTGGCTATAGGAATATTTATATTAATCGAAAATTTTTCAGACATGTCTGAAATTAGAAATAACTGGCCAAAATATCGATGTCAGCCACAATATATGATTCTTGCTGGATTATTTGGGCATAATGTTAATGAGAATTTTGAATTCTGTCTTCAACAGAAAATTCAAGATAGCACAAAGGGTGTAACTGGGCCATTTGCATCTGGTATGTTCGGATTTACTAATATTCTATCAAACCTAATGGAATCTGCAAATTCTTTTCGTGTTATGCTTGCAACACTAGTAGGAGGAATTATTAAGATTATAAGTGAATTTAAGGCTCGCATGACTGCTCTTATGGGTCGAGTCAAGCTTACTGCAGGAAGAATGAAAGCTATGATGTATCGTATTTATGGAACAATGTTTGCGGTTGTCTATATGGGAATCTCAGCACTAACTGGTATACAAAATTTTGGAGATAGTTTCATCTTCCGATTTATTGATACATTTTGCTTTCCTCCAGAACAACCTATGCTTCTGGAATCAGGCGAAGTTATACCAATTTCCGATGTGTTAGTTAATGATATTCTTCAAGGGGGGCATAGGGTCGATACAATCTATAAATTCGCCGCAACTGGTCAAACAATGGTTGAGTTAGGTTCAGGAATACTAGTCAGCTCAAATCATTTTGTAAAACTCAATGGAAAATGGGTAATGGCTAAGGATCATCCTGACGCTAAACCTGCAGATCCTTGGTCAGGTGGTATAGAAAGGCCGCTGATTTGTTTAACAACACATGATCACATTTTACCAATAGGCGACTATATCTTCGCGGACTATGACGAGACAGATGAAGCGAATGCTGAAACACAGGCGTGGGTAGATACTGCATTAAATGGGCGTAGAAGACCAACGCCACACCCTGATGTTTCTTATGACATAGGGTGTCCATCGGCAACAATGGTTAAAACCCTTGAGGGGTTCAAGCCTCTATATGATATTAAACTTGGTGAGAAAATAACTGAGCAGGATACAGTTGTTGGAATACAGATTTCTGAGGTAAGCAAATTTTCTAGGCTTTCTAATACCCAACGTATTGCACGAGGCGCACTCATTTGGGATGCGAAAAAGAGTGAATGGGCACGAGCATATTCCATGCTTCCTGATGCAATTTCTGGGCCTACTGAAGTAATTGCACTATTTGTAAGTCCCGGTGCAAAATATGAGATACAAGGTGGATTTATTATACGTGATGCAATGGAAGTATATAGTCCAGATACAAAGAAACTCTATGCAGATACCTTATTAAAGTAGATCTACGCTCAAGACTAAAATATGATAATGCTAAGTTACAATAGATGGAGGCAAAATACCTCTTTGTAATTCTTAATTTAGCATTATTATTTGGACTAATAAGTATATTTAGTGATTCTTCAAGAAAGGATGTAATGGCACATTGGCCTGAACGCCGATGTGATTTTGATGTTCTATTCACATCATTCATGTATAAACCAGACAGTGATTCACGAACATCTTCAGAGTTTGCTTCAGAAAATTTCAATTTCTGTATTTCATCTAAATCAAACAATTATTTGAAATCGATATTTGGAAACCTTTTTGATGTCTTAGAAAAACAAGTAGGTGCAACTGATATTCTGACACAAGTATTTAAGATTCAAAGGATGCAATTAAATTCGATATATTCACCTTTCTCTACACTAATGACTAAATTTTTTGCAAAATTTAAGCAAATTGGCTCACTCGCTTCCAGGATATTTCAACACTTATATATGGCCATGAAAAAGGCTGCAGGAACTGCGGTTGCTTCGCTTTATATGGCAATTTCACTACAGACTGTATTTATGAATTCAATTGATTTTATAATAAAAGTAATTATGATTGTTCTTTATATTTTAATGGGCCTTGCTTTTATTTTCTTTCTGCCTATCTTACCTTTCCTAGTTTTAGTTCTTATAACGGTTTCAGGAATTGAGACCGCTATGCCAGGATCTACAGGACCTATGGGATCTGTATTCTGTTTTGCGCGAGATACCCCTGTAATAATGAAGAATGGTGATCTACAGCCCATAAGTGGATTGAAGCCTGGTGATATATTGCGCGATGGTATTCTAGTTCAAGCAGTGGTTGAAGTTCCTGGAGAGAAACTTTATAACATAGATGGCATCTTAGTGAGTGGATACCATTGTCTGTATCACAACAATGACATAATATATGTGAAGGATCATCCTAGAGCAGTTGCATCATTGCTAAAGGAGCAAACCCTGTGGACACTTATTACAGATAGGCGTGAGATTCCGGTTATGGGTTTAAGAGGGGCACTAAGATTCTTAGATTGGGATGAAATTCCAGATTCCAGAGTGGCTGAGACGGCCTGGGAGGATGTGGCAAATGGAATCTTAAACGGAGACCGCGTTAGTAAAGCAATGGTTCCCACATCTGCCCCATGCTTAGATCCTTGCCTCAAAGTCTTTATTCATCAGGGAGGATGGCGTTATCTGCGTGAGGTCAAAGTAGGTGATCAAATTCGCGATGAAATTGGATGGACCCGAGTCACTGGAATTTGCGAGCGCACAGTTCACACGGCAATTGGAAGGAAGGATAATCGTATAACGGATGGAAATTGGTTTCTAAATTATGACGGAACATGGACGCATCCACGTGGCTTAATACAGAATGTCACATGGACAGGATTGCAACTTATTACGGAATCGGGAAGTTTTAGATTACAGATAAATTCGTCTAGTGAACACATAGTGCGCGATTTTACGGAGGTTGGTTCTCAGCAGATACTTGATTCCCACGCCCGGGTCGAGTGCCTCCTTGAAAAGGAGGCACAGTAACCCTCTTCGAGGGTCGAAACCCTTCTTGAGAAGAAGGATTAGGCTCCGCCGAAACCCTTCTTGAAAAGGAGGCACAGTAACCCTCAAATATCAACGCCTAACCCAAATAAAAAAGATGCGGACAAAGAAGAAGATGAAGCAGTTAATGTTTCTAGGTGGAATGATTCTCTTAGTAATTGCCGCAATGCTAGTTTCTCGTAGTAGCCTCATAAGAGGTGCGACACCTGAAGGATTCGTATCCTATTACCTGGAAAATGCTGGTGGCACTAAGGATACCTATGCAAAAGTTGGACCCTTTGATGGAGTAAGTCTCACATGCCCGGATGGAGTAAGCAAGTGGAAGTGCAATACTCCTAATGAACCTCTGAATGGCCCCGCGTTTCAGCCCGGCCCTGATTCCCTGTTCATGTTCAAGAATAACCAGTGCAAGCCAGAGTGCTGCCCTTCTTCCTTTGCCTGCGATGGTGGATGCGTATGCACAACACCTGATCAGCGCCAGGTGATTGCAAGTCGTGGAGGTAATCGCACAACACCCGAGGATTCCCTCTAGAGGATTCGCTTTCCTTAAGATAATTCCCTCTAAAAAGTAGCCAATGTATGTCATTATAAAGTATCAAACCTTGATATTTTATAATAACTTGAAATAGATATGAACAGCTCAGTTCGAGGAATGAATAGTCTAGTTGCCTTGCCAACAAATTCAGTAAGAAATTTAACTAAGACAAATAGTTCTCTTTTTGGCACATCTTCCACAGCTTCTACAATGAATACACCTCTGATGTGGTTTATGGGATTTTTTATCTTAGCACTCTTTTTATTTTACTATTTCTACAATGCCTTTTCAGATGCTATCACATCTATGACAGATCAATTGAATCTATGGATAACTGGAAATGGTGCACCACCTGAAGTAAAGCAGGAAGACATTCCAACTGCCCCTCCAGTGCCTCCACAAGATCATACAACTACGCAACGTAGTGGAATGGAACAGGTAGTAGATAAACTGCTTCCTCCGGCAAAGGATGTATTTACAGTAAGCAAGAATGATTATACTTACTATGACGCAGCACCTCTATGCAAGGCCCTTGGCGCTGAGCTAGCTACATATGACCAGGTGAAACAGGCATGGCAAAAAGGTGCTGACTGGTGCAACTATGGATGGGTAAAGGGTCAGATGGCAGTATATCCTACACAGAAGTCATCATATGAAGAACTACAGGAGGGACCTGAAGACCAGAAGGGTGCATGTGGAATGCCAGGAGTAAATGGAGGATACTTTGATAATCCTGAGCTGAAATTCGGTGTAACATGTGTAGGAAAGAAACCATCACAGAGCCAGCATGATGCGAATGCAATTTCCGCAGGATCTACACGCCCTCTAACAGTATCTGGCCTTGAATTCGAGAAGAAGGTTCAGCGCTTCAAGGAGGGATCTGATAGCTTAGGTATTCTACCATTCAACAAGGAGCACTGGGATTCTTAAACGCAAACAAAAAACGAACCATGCACTCTTGAATAATGATCCTACATCTAATACAGTGACCAATTTCTCCTAGAAAGAACCTCAGTTGTTGCAATCTCCTCCTCACCATCCTCCTCCTCATCAGCCTCTAGGATTCTCTGAGTCATTGCTCCTGGGGCACCTGCAGTAACATCAATCCAGCAATAGCAGAATTCCTTGAGCAAATAATCAAATGCGGTTCCAATGATCGGGCAATGAGACCACTCCTCCAGAAAATCATTGAAGGCAAATGTGTCAAGGAAGTAATCAAAGACATCGCGATCTTCCTTCAAATCGCGATGCTGTGGCTCCGGTCCTTGCAAAGAATACTTGTGCGCATCACGCTTAGTCGTATCAATCATATAACAGAGTTGAATGAACCTCTTGGCAATATCTTGCTCACTTGTATTCCACTTGTAGCCAAGATGCTTAATCATTGGGCTCAGACCATCATAGAAGAAGTGTAGAATCGCCTCTTCCATGGTGCCCTCATTAGAGCCCTTACCCATATACGTAACCTGCTGCTTCCAGTTAGTAAAGGCAACAGAAGCCATACTAGAATATATAGATACTCGTGTGCTTATACTGCGGGCGCGGGCCCTTTCAATTTTTTGAGTCGTAGCGACGTAGTTGATGCACCACCGCGTTGTATCTTGATATGTTCAAGGAATTCCTTTGTGAGTTTTTCGGGATTTGGAAGTTCAGGACGCGCCTTAAAAAAAGAGAGGGTTGATTCGTGAAGAGCCTTCATTGTTAGACTAGGGGTTACCTTTTCTTCTTGTAGTTGTAATTGACCTCCGGAGATTTGTATTACGGCATTTGGCATTTGATATTCTTTCAATAATCCACCAATTTGCTCCTCATATGAATCACGTTGTTTACGAGCATTTGTCACTTGTTTCTGGAGGGTAGTAGTCAAATTATCATAGTGCACCCATCCACGAACATTATGCGCAAGAGCTTCTTGATTCATTTATTAGGGTGTGGTATTTATAAGAGATTCTGCTAACGCGGCTATAGGTTCAGACAGAGGCATAGGCATAGGCATAGGCGTAGGCATAGGCATAGGCGTAGGACTATACAATTTCAAAACAAGTAAGATAACACTCGTAGTAGACATTAATACTATAATTAAAAATGTGATACAGATCAATGCAATATAGGGAAACATGTAATTAAGAATATATTTAAATAACGGATCTACCACTTGTTTCTGAATCTTCTCACGATTCGTAGGCTCCTGTATTTTTTGAACAATCCGGTCCATTAACATATTAACCATAGTCCCGGGTGGAGATGACATATCTAACATTGCCCATTTAAACTTGAATTAATAGGGAAACGCAGAGAATGACCTTTAACCCTCCTGTCTGGGATCAGACAAATAGTCATTATGTAATCAATCTATTACCGGTTGTATACGAACACACGCAAGTTTTAATCAAAAAGGATACAAATGGAAGCACCACATTTAATGATCTTGATGCAGTTGAAAATGTAACTGATACTATTATCCATAAACTCATTGATGAAGGTGCATCTGGAAACTGGTTTACTAAGCTCCCATCTCATGATCAATTAATGAAACGTGTGAGGCATACATTTTTACGACTCGCCAAGGAAAATGAGAACGCCGCTGTTCTAAATACCCTACTTTTGACTCCTAAGCAAATAACACTCGTATGGAACCCGGCTGTTCACGTAGTATCAAGTCCACAAATTGCCTTTGATTCAGATTCGGAGGGATCCTCGGATGGAGACGAGGTGGAAGTTGCCGAATCGGATCTCCCCCCAGTTGAGCTTGTTGATGATTCCCAGCAATCACAAGAGGAATATTTATTAACGCGTCTCCGGGCCGCAAAGGCCCGTGTTGAGGCAGAGCAGATTCGCATGCAATATTTCGAAGCTACTGGGCGAATGCCTCCGGATTCAGATTTGGAAGATGAATAAATGTTATCTTTTTTATACAATGCTAACAGAATAAATGGCAGGTGTATCAACTCGTGACATTGTATTAGGTTTAGTTGCCCTGGCGGTTGTCGCATTTGCAGTATACCTCATCGACCCTTCTCTACGCGGTCTTTTAGGTCGTAAGGATGGATTTATGGCAACACTTTCTCCTGCATCCCTTGGAAGTCAAGAGCCTAGCTTTCCCGGTCTAAGTGGTCCCGCAACGATGGATGCAGCATATGCTAATCCTAACAGGGCCGAGGGCTTTGCTAATGAAGGCGGTATGGAGGGTCCTGCTTCCTTCGGCGATTCTGAGAAGCCTGAGGGTTGCTACCCTCGTGATCAGCTAACGCCTGGTGAGCTGCTACCCAAGGACCAGAACAGCGTGTGGTCTCAGCAGAACCCTATGGGCACAGGTTCCCTCAAGGGTAAGAACTTCCTGAGCGCTGGTGCACTAATTGGTATCAACACCGTTGGCCAGAGCATGCGTAATGCCAACTACCAGCTGCGCTCTGAGCCCCCTAACCCCCAGGTGGCAGTGTCTGTGTTCAATCAGAGCACTATTGAGCCTGATACTAACAGGCGCTCTCTTGAAATCGCTTAAGCGAAATCGCCTAAACATTGTTTTGATGGATTTTTTTAAAAAGCCAATTAAAAAACGTATATAAGATCTCTCTAAGATCTTATATTGGTTTAGAATGGATACCGTTATGTCTGGTGTCTGGGGGATGATTCACAATGCAACATCAAGTTATCCCATTGTCCAGGTGCGTAGTAAGGTTGATGGACTCATGTATAATGTTCGTGATATGCCAGATAAACAACAAGCTGCAGATCTTCTAGCACGAGTAAGAGCTAAACTGCAGAAACTCATATCAGTCCTCCGGCAAAGATATCCCGGTAAGCCTCAGGTAATTCAGCTAAATGAGAAATTTGAAGCAGATCCAAAGCGCTTCTATGAGGCTACTCCAGATGCTGAGCACATTTCATACAGTGTGAACAAGGGTGATAGTATACACTTATGTCTAAGACAGCGTGATGAAGACAAAGAGAATCTTGTTGATGAAAATGTCATGGTCTTTGTTGCCCTACATGAAATGGGTCACGTAATTACTCCTCCGACGGTTGCAAGCCATGGTCCTGAATTCTGGAATAACTTCGGGTGGCTCCTAAGAGAATCTGAAGCAATTCAGATCTACAAGTATCAGGATTTCCGCGCACATCCAGTGACATACTGTGGAGAAAAAATTACTGATCAGCCTAAATATGATGCATCAAAGGATACCCCTAATACAGGTCATCCTATAAAAATAGGATCTATTGGATAAATTATATACAATCTAATGCGAGAATGATACTAGCTAAAATTAACACATGACGATAGATGTCAGTTGATCTAGGATCACAATTCAAATCCCTCCTTGAACCTCAATTAATGGAGGGATTTATAGACCAAACCTTAAATTTAAAAATATATCGCTTCAGTCCCGGTCAAACAACGCCAAGCATATCTTCTATGAGCCTAGGCCCATTTCCAAGATGGTTCACATTATATGAAGTTAAACTAGCCTTATGGAATACTACCCAGATAGGCAAGGGTCAAAGGGATCCAGCATTCTCACCTTCACTCGTATTTCTAGGAAAACAAGATGGTGATTCTGAAAATTTCAAGCCAATTGAACTTGTATGGAAGGGGATAAGTGGTAGCGGAAATGAACATTCCTTTGCCCTCCCCCCACCCCTAGAATTAATGACAGGTCCACCAGATGAACGCTTTGTTGATTCTGCAGGCAGCCAGAAATCTGTTGGAAAACTGAATCGTGTAAGAATGACTCTGAATGATATTTTTGAATTAGATAAAGGTAAACAGGCTCCAGAAATTCATGTATTCCTCTATACTGATTTAGTTGATCGCATTGTTGGGCCAAGACCTCTGGGAGAACGTGATGTCTATGGGCGCATCGTTCCCTATTTCCCTTATTTAGATCCATCGGATTTACCTGATAGCACGGGTGCTTCGGCAATTACGCCTATAATTATAGCACAGGCAAATCAAACAGCCCTTGCACTCAATGAGATTCGTTATTTAGATGAATTAGTTACAACATTGGAAGGTGAATTACAACTCCCCAAACTTGATGGGGTAAAATTTATGAGATGGGCGTGGAATAATGCACCGTCAGGATGGGAAGGACCTGCTATATTATTCTTTGGAACACGTGTTACACACGCTATGCCATATATGCGTTTTTTTCCTGGATCTGGACAACCACTTACTAAAATTCACGTAAAAGGAAGCCTGCCGATTCCTGACCTGGTCGACCCTAATATTTTAATGACATGGAAACAAGATAAAAATCCGGATGTAGGCAAGGATTGTATGTATATGAAGATTGCTATTAATGATTCCTATGATTTACCTCTCTATGCCACAATGAGAGTATGGAACGATGGAACTTCTGATTTATTAATTCAGCCTCCGAAACAAAAGAGACTCCTAGATCCACTGAGTGATCTGGAATCTACGCCTGAGATTCTTGCATCAGCACTCGGTGATTTACCCTATGCGACCCAGAATCCATCTCTGGCTCAAATCGATGTTGTTCTGAAGATTCGTATAAATAGGGAAGATCCGCAGATTACGCGTGCAGTGATACAGAAGCGTCTGAAGAATTTTGGATCTATCTTTCAGTCAATCCCTCCGCTACCCGATGAACAGCCACTGGTAATGTTAAGATTTAAGGGTGTGAGTAATTTTTCTAGTGAAGATCGTATCTTTGCCTTTTTAACGCAGCTAAGCAGCAATGAATTACTAGCGGGTGAAACAAATGAGGAGACATGGGCACCGAGAGTTGCAGATGAATTTCAGATCCCCCTTACTGAAGCGAGAAAGCAAGTAGTCTCATGGCTGGCACAGAAAAACGAATATGTCTTGGCAATTCCTGAGACGAAAGATTATATTCTAAATAAGAATCCTGGAGTTGATATTGCAATCCACGCGCAACATCCTACCTATACTGCACACATCTACAGAGCAGAGAGTTTTGAGGTATATCAGACAATTACAAATCTTCTTGGAATCTTACTGACGGCGCCGGCGGATCGGTTTGTTGCTCCGAAGGCGACAGTGAGACCTATGGTTCTTACAGTGGCTAGTGGCATAGCAGCGACAGCAGCTGCAGCAGCCGCAGCAGCTGCAGCTGCCACAGCAGCCGCAGCACCACCTTTAACAGTTCGTGCACCCTTACATAGAGCTCCTGTGCCTCCACACATCCCTTCACCCATTCCTTCACCAGTATACGGTAATTTGCCTTCGGCTTTACCTTCAACTAAACAAGTAGTTCAAGATAAACCAGAACCACTTGTAACCACATCTGCTCCTGCAGTAGATGGACTAGAAGTAGGTAGAGAACCTCAAGCTGACGAACATGACGAAGATCTAGGAGATATACCTGAATTTATGAATGCACGAACATTTGTTGCTGCAAAAGCGCCTGTAAAAGAATCTAGTCCTCAAATTATCCCTGCTGTTACTGAACTTGCTCGTGCACCTACGATTGCTGAACCAAGGAAAATTAAACTTAGTAAAAAGGAAACGGTTGCTCCTTTACCAGTGAACTTACCTTTAACTTCAAATAAAACTACAACAAGAAAAAAGATTAAAGTAAAGAAACAAGTTACAATTGCTGAAAGCGAAGGTCAACCTGAACCTCCTGCTCCTACTCCTGCTCCTGCTCCTGAACCCCCTGCTCCTGCTCCTGCTCCTACTCCTGAACCCCCTGCTCCTGAACCTGAACCTGAACCTAAGAAAACTAAAACAAGGAAATTAAAACTTAAGAAATTAACTGAAGCTTTACCTGAGGCAATTGTAAGCAGTGAAGAAGCTCCAGGAAGTTCTAATACTCTTGAAGCTCAAAGTGAAGCTCAAAGTGAAGCTCAAAGCGAAGCTCAAGCTACTGTAGCTGATGCTGCAGCTCCTGTAATAAATGCGACTCAAGCTCAACCCAAAGCTGAAGCCGAAGTTGAAACTGAAGCTGAAGATGAAGCTGAAGCTCAACCTGAAGCTCAACCTGAAGCTCAACCTGAAGCTCAACCTGAAGCTGAAGCCGAAGATGAAGCCGAAGATGAATTTTCATTTCCAGATAATGAGAATGTGCCTGAATTTATGAGAAGAGGTGGCGGCGTAAGCACTAACAGCTTTGGAGGCGGTCCTGGAAAAAAGGCAACCCTAGTAATTCCTCCAGGTATGACAGAAGAAGATGTAAAAGCAGCCGAAGCATTCAAGAAGCCAACCGACGACAAGGCTATCAAGGTAAAGAAATACTACATCGATAAACTAAAAACAGCAGATGCCGATGTATTCAATTATCCAACCGCAGGCACGGGAGAACGCGGCTACGTAAGTCACTGTGCAGCAAATGAATCTCGTCAGCCCATTGTCTTAGATAAGGACGAATTTGCAGAAATGAAGACAATATACGAAGAGGATGATGATATTGAATTTATTGTATATCCTGATGATGCATCTTCAAGAAAGTTTCCAAAGAGACAGCCAAAAGCTGATGAAAATGCTTCTGGAACAGTTGATGGTAAGGATTTCCCAAGTGAAGAAAATAAAGAGATTATAACCTTAGTGAAATATGGGTCTAAGGCTAAGCGTGTAAACTATTATTTCTGCCCACGTCTCTTTTGTGTGCGTGACAGACTAATGGTTCGTTATAAGGATTTTAAATCTGCTGTAGACCGCAAGGGGGTAGCTAAACCAGTGAATTCATGCCCCTTTTGCAGAGGTATTCTAGTTGATCCTGATGCATTTGATAAGGATTCTGATCGAGACCCCAATATGACGGTGTTACAACGTAAGACTCGCCCTGGATCTGAAACAGAGAGGCAAATCTATATCGGTTTCCTTGAAAAGAAGAAGAATCCTAGTGGAATGTCACTCCCTTGTTGTTTTGCAGATCCTAATGAGAGATTTACCAGCGACAATAATGAGGAATTTATTAGACTTGGTTTGAGGCCAATAAGTAAGGCAGAAGGTAAGCGAACTGTTGCTGTAAAGACCGCCGCAGCTCCTGTAGGAAAACCTGCCCCTGCCCCTGCCCCTGCCCCTACAGTTAAAGCACCAGGTGCATCATCATCCGCATCTGCATATGTGTCCCCTGAAGAAGAAGCTCTAGCTCAACCAGAAGCTCTGGCTCAACCAGAAGCTCTGGCTCAGCCACTAGCAGATACTATAATGGGAAAACGTGTAGTTAAGTTAAAGAAACCTAAGACGCCTAAGGTGCCACAAGCAACGCTAGGCCCTGTTCTAGAAGAAGGTCAAGAGGGTTTAGAGCAGACTTTGCAGCAAGAACCTCAACTTCCTCAAGAAGAAAGGGTTGCACTAGACAGTTCCTATGAAGCAGATTTCTTCCGAGTAATTCAAGGTGTCAGTGTAAAAATTATTGTGGATGCATCTCGCATTCCTCTAGAAATTGTAATTCCCAAGGCAGGTGTTACATCAGATCCCAAATCAGGTCCACAAATTGGCCTCTTACCAGAAGCTCTCGATCTCTATTTTGAACAAGATTCCACATCCGAAAAATTCGCAGCCCGCGACATTGTCAGAAAATTAAAGCCAACTGCTAAGGGGTTCCTACGTCTCGGTGTAGACAATACTGACATTAATCGCTCGTTTCTTTCCGCTCTAGTGCCAATTCTCTTTGATAAGGGAAATGCAAGAAAGGTCATAGATACATATTTTGATACATCTATTACTCCAAAACGCTTTCTCCAAATGAATAGTGGAAATCTAGTAAATGAATTCTACATGAAGTTTGAGAAAAGGAAACAAAATGAGATGCGATCCTGGGCATCTGAGCAACTCGGTGTAGATAAATTATCCAGCACTAATATTCCTGCAATTGAACGAATAATGAATTCCTACGAATGTTTCAAGGATTATATGGAAGACCATGAACAGAAAAAGGATTATCGTCTTCTCTATCAAGCCCTAGCTGAGCCAGGGTTTACAACTAAGCGCGGTCTTCTCTTAATAATTCTGGAAGTATCCATTGAAGAAGTTACAATAAAGAAGGGAGAAAAGACTGAATTTAAAAAGGAAATTAAGTTTGAGCGTGTAAGAAATCCTCCCTATCCTATTACCGAAGAACAGAAACAATCGAATGTCGCCTTTCTAATCCACTATACGAAGGTTACGAGAGAAAAATATAGCGAGAAAAAGGTATATAAGAACTATGGTTGGGAGCCTCTCATATATGTGGAGGGTGTAACTACTGCGACTGGAAGTCGTCATAAACCAAAGATGTTCTTTCAACAATCTGAGCGACCATGGCCACCTATTATTGAAAAACGCTACCAGGAATTTCTTGATAATTGCTCGAATAAGCGTGGACCCTTTACCAGTCAGTTTGGATTTGACCCTTATTCTCTGATTGGAGCCAGTGGTCTCATAAAGGGAATAAGCGTGGCGCAGCCAAATGCTATTATTCGTGATTCCTATAATCACATGGTTGGAGTGGCTTACAAGGTCGATGATTCTTCAGAAATGATTTCTATACCCGTCTCAGATGATGGATCTATGCATTTGAATAGAAATACATTTTTCGACTGGGATGATTTCAAGCCTGCAGCGGCGGATGTAATCGTGGATTTCTATAGAAAGGTCATCATGGAGAAATTCAAGCCTTTTTCTTCTACGTATGCACCGAGACGTCTGAGAACTCAGGATGACGTAGTTGTAGGGGTTGAATTACGAAATAAATTCGTGATTCCCGCTAAACCAGCTTCTGGAGCGCTGCCTGAAGGTCTGGAAAAGCCAGAGCCAATTGAAATGTGGGAGTGGGACAATAATAAAACAATTGCCTATGATTCCAAAATGCGAGAAATAGCCTTTGAGCATGCAGGTGTTAAGGATCCGATGGAGGGAAAATATATTACACTCGAATCTTCCAGTGTTCAAGATGAGATTGAAGACGTCTACCAGCATCTACGTCTAAGTTTCGCATCCTGGTTAGCCAGACCATCTGCTGGAAAGGAAATTCGTGAGAATCTAGAGGAAATTCTGAAACGTCGTGATTTACCCCTATTTGAAAAGAGAAAGCGTCTTGATATCTTATTGGAAGCAAGGATCACTGGGTGGCTAGAGCCAAAAGAGAAAGGTGATAAGACGGAACTTGGATTCTTACGTGTGGATTGCATAACCCAGCCTCAGTCAACATGTCGCGGAAGATGTAAGTGGGTTACTAGCTCTAGTAGTAGCTCTAGCTCCGCTAGTAGTCAAGGACCAAATAAGTGCAGCATTCACACACCTGCATCTATATCACCAAATGGCAGCATAATCAACGTGCCCCGAATGCTCTATCTACGCCTCATTGATGAGCTAATTCGCTATGTTTCCAGGCGTGAGGAAATATTTACGAGAAAGGTGCCAAGACTCACTATCAGACAGGAAGCTCAGTTAATCGGTGATCAATTTATTATACCAGAAGGGTCTGCAGACTGGAATACCTGGTGGGAGAAACTAAGAGCTGAATGGATAGCCACTGAGGCTGAAGGTCCCAAGACATTTGAAGATCAATTTGAACCTATTCCCAATATCTAAAGAGCCCTTCTAGATATAGTATAATGAATAACTATGAAGAAAGATTGCTCGCCCTTGTAGCATTTGGAAATCTAGGTGGGCTAAATGATATAATTGATCAAAATGCAGAAGGAATCCAGTCCGCATATACGGATCTTCTGCAAGAGAGGCTAGCGCCAGTATCATGGCCTGGAAATTCAGAGGGTGCTCCATTATCTGAAGAGGATCTCCTGGCAAATACCAATTTACAGACGGCCTCCTTATTCAAGAAGCTTAAATCGGATTTTAAGGAGGCTGGTAAGTTTATAGAATTATATACAGACCAACAAAAGGAGACCCAAGATTCGATTGTCAAGATGGAGGCTGGATTCCAGACTCTAAAGAAAATGTGCGAGATTCACAATCAGGAGGCATTTGAAGGGCTACTTTTGCGATATACTGACCTGCAGAAGGAAATGCTCCCTATTAAAATTAAGGTAAATGAAGAACTCACAAAGAAGATTGCAGAAAAAAATGCGGAGCTAGGAAAGATTAGTGAGAAACTAAATTCTCTACGCAAGGTTATTGTCGCTGGATTGGATGAAATTGTAAAACCCGAGGATGCTCAGAAAAAAATGTGCCCAATTTGCTTCGAAAGTGAGGTGAATACAGTTCTCATTCCATGTGGCCACACGTATTGCAAGGGTTGCTCAGATATTGATAGAAGCAGAAATGCCAAGTGTCCTCAGTGCAGATCTGTAATCAATTCACGGATAAAGATGTTTTTCACGGTTTAAGAAGCTTTTTAGAAAAAAGCTAGCAAAAATAGTTTATAATATATTTTTTTATCTTTTTGCTAGCTTTTTCCTAAAAAGCTTGCTTAGTCATCCAAGAGGCACTCAATCGGCTTAAATTCCACCGGATTCTTAGAGCCCATCGCAATCGAGCGCCTACGCGCATCCAGCATCCCCTCGATCTCCTTATCCAGGATATCTAGTTGAAACATCTGGTAGTTTGTATTGTTAGGATGAAAGATAACAATACAAAGTTCCACTACCTTCAGACCATAGTGCTTCTGAAGAAACCATCGATAAACGTTGAGCTGAAGAGTATAGTGCCAGAAATTAGAATTCGGCAAATGACTCGCCGGTCCTAGACCCTTCTCAAAAGAATTGTCTTTCTTGATCTCCTTGGATCGCTTCCAATCATAGACTGCAAAGGCGCCGTCCTTCCGCTTGAAAATCATATCAATGCTACCAGTCAGCTTGTGCTCCTCGTCCCACACCTCCCACTCAGTTCTGTAGGGCTCTAAGCTATCCTTGATGTCATTGTAGAAATTCATATAATAGAGCCACTCGGGCGTGGCCTTAACATCCTCAGGAATATGGTTCAGAGCACCATTCAAGTGTTGCTCAATGGCTAGATGCATTGCAGTTCCCTTGCCTGAAGCTTCCTTGCCCGAATCGGACCAAATAGCCTTGATTTCCTCATCTGTCTTTCCATTAAGCGGATTCGTAGCCCACTTGGCCGATTTACGCATGGCCTTCAGAGCTGCGTCTGGATCGAAGTGGGGAAAGAAGGCGTGCACAAAGCCAGTGGTTGATACAATACCTTTAGAAGAGCCTTTCACATAGTATGTGTGAGTCTTTTCTACAAAGCGAACCTCCTTATCCCTTGGATGGGCATTCAGAAATCCAAGTGTCTGCCATGGCTCAGGCATATATATACGTGCATTACTAGTAAATGTCATGGTCAATTTTTATAATATAAGTAATATATAGATGAGCAGTATTACAAAACAGTTTTCTCCACAGGCAAATTTCAATGGGACGTATATTCTCATACATCCGGATGCACAAACATATTTTTTTGGTCTAACTGAGAATGATATTAAGGTAGCATTGAAACTAATTCCTACAAGCATTAAATATTCCTTTGACGGAACAATGTTTTCCACAAGCACATATCAAAATTTATTATCAATATTTAATATTATCACGAATAATCCATCTGTTTTATATGATAATGGTATAAATAATGCAAGTAGTAATGGAATTGTTAAGGGCACCTTATTTCGTGATATGGGTAAAAAAATAGTGTTTACAGTTGGTGGTCAGACCGCATTTATAATGACAAAGGTTCAATTAGTATATGGATCGCGTTCATTAGGAACAGGCGGAATTCCTGCCAAAAATGGACAATTCTACATTAATACATATGATACATCAAACAGCGTGTATGATGGAGGAGATAGTGCAAATCGCATTGATGCAGAAGTATGTGTAGCGCGCCTCTAAGCTTTCGCCGCCTTTCTTACCTGTAAGATGGGTATTCAGAAATTCAAGTTGTCTGCCATGGCTCTGGTATATAGCTGCATAAATCAGCACCTTAAATCGTAAAGGTGTAAAATACCAATCTTATAACTTATTTCTAATAAAATGAAAGAAAATAATTAACTGCTTTATTTCTTATTGTATTCCACTCTGGTTTTGCGCATAATGCATCATTGCTAGCTAGATCTCTAAAAATACATGGAATAGAACAATGTTTCATTAATATATGATCTGAAATATTGTCGAGGCACAAAAATGATACACAAATATCATCACAGAACTTAATGATTTCATTAGGTATTTTTAATTTATCTGCTTTTTCTACCGCCTTACAAATAATTTCTACATTAGTAAAAATAGATCTACCTAACGCAATATTACAAGGCCCTTTAATTTGTGTAAAAGAATATTTACCATTTTCAACTTTTCTACAAGGGGATCCAGAAAGTAGAATACCTTTACCTTGATTATATGCATGTAATAAATTACAAATTGTATTAGTATCAAAAAGTAAATCATCATCTTGTGAATGGATATATGTTTCTTTTAGGATACCTTTTTCTCTTAATTCCTTTATAAGTTTCCATCTACGCCAACAACAAACCTCATCATTTGCCTTAAAATTCCCAACATGTAGAATCTTACCATCTCTAACTATTTCCTCATCCTCTAAAATATGATCTACACCAAACACACTTTCGCGTAGACCATGTGCTATTATAATCGTAGATACTAGAGGATTATTGATTAGACTTGGTAAAATAATTTCTCTTACATTTTTCTGTCGTTTATAATTAAGAACAATTACTGCAATAGGTTCCATTCTATATTATATATGCTTATTAGACATCTTTAAACGCAAACATAGTCGGACAACCAATTTTCTTTGCATAGTTATTCCAGGTCTCTGCTCTTTTTCCTGCATCCTTGATCAGCATAAGTTCGCGTGTTTTTATCTTCTTAGATTTAGCATCAGGGTTTTTACACTGTATCTTATGTATAATAGCATATGATTTTTTCTTATCTAGTCCATTTGCCCATATATATAATATATCTATGCCCCAACCTATTAATATGGGATCATACCATTTCATGAGATTATCTAGGGCTGATCTAGTAAATAATGGAACATTTACTTCTACAAAATTAGTATAAGATAATACCAAATTAGGCTTATGTTTTGTTACTCCATGACTTATATGGGAGTCCTTAGAAAAGGAAGGTCCGCATATTTCCAGGTTGTATTCCTTAGAAAGCTCAAACATTTCATTTATATCCTTAGATCGAATTTCAATATCATCGTCTAATATAAAAAATCTATCGTATTTGTCTATAATGTCATTATATTTTCTCCAGAACATATAAAAATTCTGAAATTTAGAACCAGTTGATTTTTCAATGTGATTAACATGCGACTCGTATAATTTAAAGTTTTCCTCATTATTGCCGTAGTAGAATACATATATATCATACTCTTGATTTTCTTTATCAGTGCACCACCATTTTACGAAATTTGTATTATCCCCTGCTGAAGTAAATACCATATTCCGATTTACCATTTGTGTATCTATTTTTAATTAATATAATATTCTTTATAATTATTTACGAGTATTTAGAATATCAGAAGTTATCTTGCAATTATATACTACTCAAATCCTGCAATCTTCATCATTGCCCTGCCTAGCTTATTCTCTCCTTCCAGATGACCCTCCTTGGTTCTCTTGCCACCATATTCACTAGAGGAAGAACCAGTGAAGAAGAGCAAATACTTACCCTGCTGCTTTGCGGCCTCTACAATCTTATGGAATCGGGCATCCTTGGTCCAACGCTGCTGCACAGCATTCTCCAGGAGCTCCTCCTTCACTGAATTCCACTTGGGCTCATCAAACTTTGCCTTCCACTTCTTCATGGCAGCCTGCCTAGACTCAGTATGAACCTCCTTCATCTCCTCCACCAGTAAGGCTGCCTCACGAGCCTCGGTTAGAGGCTTAGAACCAGCACCAACGCCAATCTCAGCCTGCTTCTGTCTGAGAAACTTCTGGTGAATTGTGCCCTGGGAGCCAAAGAGACTCTGGGCTAGAGATGGCTTATCTGTAGCCACCTTGTATTTCATGCCGGCGAGGAAATGCTCCATGGATGGGTAGACCTCGCCCTGGGACCGTGGATCAGGGTCATTGATAGGGAAAGGAGACCCAGGGGCGATCCAGCGCTGGGCAAGCTTGTCGCCAATGCGGAGCTTATCAATAGGGGCAGACTCAAGCTCAAACTGTAGAACTGCGGCAGCATCATATTGCTTCCTAGCGCTATTAGTAGCTACTGTGTTAGGGCCTACTGCGTTAGGGCCTACTGTGTTCGCGGCAGTGACAGTATCCTCCTCGGCTTCCTCGGGTGGGACATAGGCTGATGCAGATGATGAGGCTCCAGGAGCCTTTACTGTAGCTACGCTAGTAGCTGCCTTTGTAGCCGCAGGCACCGCTGCACTAGTAGCTGCAGTTTTCACCTCCCCAACCTCATTCTTTCTCCTGAAGACAAACCACCTGTTTAAGAAAGAGAACTGTGCAACTGCCGGCGTCATCGGGAACTTACGACCTTTAGTAGCCGCTGCCTTATGGCTCTCCTCAAAGAGCTCAGTGCTCTTTGCGAGACCAAGAGCATCCAACTCCTCCCTTGAGCACAGCTCCAGGCCAATCGTGGCCAACTTCTCCTCTAGAAGCCTGAATGGCACCAAATACTCTCTGTGAGGCATGCCAATACTGATGAACTCCACATCAATCGGCATCCCAAAGGCATCATCGCCTGCAGGAATCTCGTCTGCCTCATAGCGCTTAGTAATCTTCCAGAGTGTCGCGCCACCCTCCTCACCCACGCGAGCATCACGTCCACGCAGAAAGTCAAAGGTCCGCTCACCATCAAAGCAGCAGCCAATGAAGAATCCACCAATCTTCAAGTTATCTGCAATATTCTGTAGGAAACCACCGAACTTTTGGGCAGACTCGAAGAAGTAATGAGTTGCGAACATACAACTGATTACATCTGCACCCATCTTAAATCTGTTCGACATCTCATCACGCACATAGGGAGGCACCACGCCCTCAGGAGTAGTGCGACCCAGAACTGCCTGCAGAATCACCTTGTCATCAACCGTTGCACCGGCCTCGCCGCTACGCATATTTTTGGATGCATCGCCCACTGCAAATACCATTGGCAGAACCTTATCACGTCCATTACGCAGCATAGTAGAATAGAGACGCTGGTAAGCACCGTGATTCGGGTTATTAATGCTGTCACCAGCAACGTCAATCCCTAGAACTGCTCCAGCATTCACACGCCGCCACTTCTGAATATCCTGGGCTAAGCCCATTCCCAGATCAATAAGACCCAGGCCACCCTTCTTCATCACGCCATTGTATAGAATAGACTCCTTGATGAACTTGTTGTGAAAATCACGCAGGGGGCCAACGCGATTCATGTCCTGCTCAGAAGCCGTGCGATCAGCGTATTTCTGAGTAATTGCTGCCCTCTCGCGTTCAATGCTGCTTACAGCCACTACCTCGGTCATATTGGGTTGCTCGGCACCAGTGCGAACCATGCTGAGAGTCACGGGTTCATGAATAGAATTCCAGATGCTCTGGGCTGTCTGATTGGAATTCAGTGTGCGACCTAGCTCACCCTTCATCAGGCGCTCGGTCTTATCCTTACGCACAAGCTTTGGGACCCAGCGCCACCCAGCGGGCCTGGATGCATCATAGGAAATCTCCACAATACTCTTGTCAGTGATAGGCTCATTAGAGTGCTCACAATACGCGTATTCGTCTCCAGTCTCAATATCAGTCTTGACCTCAACGTAGCAGACATTCGCCTTGTCATCAGGGAAGTCCTCAGGCTGAAAGAGAACTGGGCGATAGACATTGGCTCCAGGGCCCATCTCAGGCTTGAGAGGTTGCACTTGAAGAACAATTTCCCTAGGATCCACCTTCAGCTTTCCAGGATTTCCACGAAAGCCAACGTGGAGCCTGAGAACCTTGTAGCGGATCTCTTTTCCTGAAGTTGGATGAAATCCATTATGAATTGCATCGACTGCGGTATCTGCTAGCTTCTCAGTAACAACCAGGAAATCAATAGTGTTATCATGAGGAGGCTTCCACTTCATCTGCTCCATGAAATCGCCCTGTGGGTTCTCAGGAAGTGGAGCTGAATTCTTCGTGAAAATCAAACCGTCGGTCTCATAAATTCTGGGAGTATCCAGGATCTTGGCAGCTTGTCCAAAGATTTCGCCGGCTTTTGCAAATAAGAATTTCTTTATGCTAACCAGGAGTTTTGTCTTGGAAGTTAGAGCCACTACTTCCTTTGGCCCAGGAGCTGCATTCCACAGCTTCTCCCAGGCCCTCATTTCATTGTATCTCTGGGGAGCCGTGGGAGAATCCTGATTGTAAAAGGGGAGACCGTGAACATCTCGAGAACCAGGAGCAAAGTAAATGTCGAAAATCAAGTATTGATGAATTGCCTCATTTGCTGAATTCTTGGTAATCCACTCTCCATCGACCAAGGAATTAGCACATCCCTCCACCTCTAGGCCTGTCTCGTAGATATTAGGACCACTATCAATCAAGTAGAGATGGCCTTTCTGATCAACATATCCCATCGTCCTGAGACCATCGGCCTTATCTGTGACATTGTATCCCTCGCGAATATTCGGAGTCCCAGGTTCAACGAGACTCACCATATTTGCAAGTTCCAGAGTTCTGGTTGAAACTCCACGGAATTTATCGGTCTTTGCGAGAGACTTGTAACCAGCGAAAACCTGACGCTTCACAGATTCCCGTATCAGCAAGGGACACTTTTGGATTCCTCTGAGAATTTCACCAATTCCCTTTACAAATCTTTGAATTGCAATTTCAGAAGTATCTCCAACTTTCCGTTCGAGTTCAACTTCCACTTCGTAAATTGGAATTTCCTTGGAAATATCATTTTGCGTGAATTTCGTTTGCCACCGGAATTCCCCGCGGAGATTCTTCTTGGTCTGCCGGACCATGGACAAATCAAATCTGATGCCGTCCCCGCGAAATGTCCAGCGCCGGAGAAGTCGGAAGGCTTTCTGCTGAACCTTCCATTGATCCAGGAGTTCAGCGACATCTGGATCCTTGTCACCTAACTCGCGCTCACGGCGGGCTTTGATGCGGACTCCATACTCCTCCAGGTCGAGAGTTGCATTCTGGGCAGTTCGGTCTTTGATCATGGCGGAAAACGTCCTGCCTGAGAGGCGATCATCACGACAATATTGTTGTATTACTCCTAGACCGCTGAGGGTAATACGCACATGCTTGGGTGTGATGATGTTTAACTTGTCTTCCTGGGTTACAGAAGTGTAACCACGATTCTTCAGTCTCTTTGCAATTGCTGCAAATGTGGTGGAGTTCACTTGGCCTTCTTGACTCTGGCTAGAACTCGAAGTAAAGGTGGCCTCTAGCTCTTGCTCAGGGTGATCAAGCCATTCCTGGGTAAGATGCTTCAGCTGATCAAATTCAGCCTTACGTATATCCATGGTGTGATCTATCTGCTTTGGGTTTGGGTTTCAACTTTAGGTGTAAATGCAACCGCATAATTAAAGGATTGCACTGAAAATAGGAATGTCATCCTTTCGCCCCCCGTAAAAATGCAAGGCAAACACTTGATTTCCACCAATTAAATCATCTTGTATGCCTCCCTGAAATAAATTGGGGTGAATATGTTTAATATATTTTGAATATTTATCCTGAATTGCAATGAATTCGCCTTGTTCGTAATATTTTCCTGCGAAATTACTGAGTTTACTGGTTCTCCACATGCCATTTTTATAGATCCAGTCATCCTTAGAATACCTATTGGCCCAGGTTTCTAATAAAGAAACCATTGGTGGTGCATTTTTTACAAACCATACTCCTCCATTAAAATGTTTAGATGAATTTACTGCAACGTCACATGATTTATAAAAGTATTTTCCAGGAACTTCAAATGATTCAATGGTTTTTGATGGATTAATTATCACAGCATCCGTATCTAGCCAGAAAATTCCCTTATAATTTTTTAGCATGTCTTTTACCAGAAATACCTTAATCCACCATGGTGGCATATCAGAATATCCATGCGTAACTAACTTATATTCATATCCATGTTGTTTAGCATAGGCCTTATTTGTATTTAAAAACTTTTGGACAATAGGAGTGATTTTTCTATTTTCAAATTGAAGAATCAAGTAATCCTTCATCCTACTAGGCCGTAAGCAATTTCCTCATTGCCTTGGCTCTTCCCAACTTTTGACGCAGTTCATCCTTAGAAAGACCCTTTGCCCTGTGTTGCATTGCCTCATATTCGGAGGTCATAGCTTTCATTGTTGCAGTTGCAGGCTCCAGAGGCCATTCGACCTTGAACCCATGCTCCTCCTGCTGCTCTAGCCACTGCACAAGGGCATCTGAAGACCATTCACTTGCATCCCACAAGGAATCCCAATAGGGTTCACGCAGAATCCAGATTTGCTTATAGCCGCCCTCACGAGGAAATGCCTTATCATCAAGAAATGAGACTCTCTTCTCCTTTTCGTTATATAAGATCCAGAGGAGAGGATTATCATGGGTATATCTCTCCATTGCGATCATGGCGGCCTTGGCCTGAAGGGGCTCAGGTCTCTGAGAACCGAATCCTTCGAGTGCCTTCTTCTTGCTGAGGATGCGGGGGAAGTCAAGGGTTGCACAGCGCTCCTGCCATTCAGTTGTTGCATCGAGAATAAGACGTTGTCTTAGAGCATCAGGTGATACACGGAAGAGAGAGTCCTTGAGCCACATCCATGCGGCTAGAGGATGCTTAGGTGAAATAGAGTGAGTCGTGAGATTCCACTTGGGCACATGGTCCTGTGCATCTGCAGAACTGTTGCATGAGCCTATAGCGCCTCTTCTGACTCTGTTTGTGCCTGAGCCTGAGCCTGAGCCATTAGATTTAACAGAAAATGTCCCATCCTGATGTGTTTCACACAACTGGATGAGAGAATTTGGAACGTCATTCATATTACATATAGTTAGTGAAGACACTTTAGACCATTGCCTTAATTATCTGCATTCGTCATGGTATGAATGAGGTTTGTTCTTTCCTCGAGATCTTTTGCATTTGACTTGCAGAACTTGAGAAATTTCCAGAGTGCCTGGAATATAGGGGCCGGAAGACCAGCAATATCAAAAAAAATTCCATTTGAATTCTCACTATGGGCACCTCCTTCGCGTTTTAGAATACGATAGATCTCCTCAAGTTCTGGTCTTGATAGGGTATTTATCTCTTTGGAGAATTCTTTACGCTGCTCATAATCGTCAGCCATTCTACTCTTCAGTCTCCTCCTCTTCCTCCTCTTCCTCCGCGGCCTCTTCTTCATCGGTGGCCTCTGTGGCCTCTGTGGCTTCGCCTGCAGCCTCTGTGGCTTCGCCTGCAGCCTCTGTGGCTTCGCCTGTGGCCTTTACTCGCGTGACAGAGCCAGCACCTCTAAAGATTCCTACACTCACAATGAAAGGATCTCTCAGCTGAAACCTCGACTTCTGGATCTCCACGTTTATCCTATCACCAACTTTCAGGCTATCAAACTCCTCATCACCCAGATGCAAGTCACGAGGAACCATCAGCCTAATTGCATTCTCATAAACTGCATAGATACCCATCTTATTTGACTTGAGCACCTCCACCTCCACCATGGTTCCCTCAGGCGGATGCAGCACACGACCCTTAGCCTTTACCAGAAATGCCCAGTCACCAGAGAATCGCCCAGAATCAACCATGCCAGTGGATCTCGTCAGAATTTCTAAAGTGCCAGGAAGAACATATCCATTTGGGGAGCATCTCTGCTCAAGACGTTCCTTGAGCTTCTCAAGCAGAATATCATCAACGGATTCAATATCGTTGCGAAGATCCTTGGGAGTGAGGTATACTTTTTCTTGAAAGAATGCTTCAGTCTCCATTGTGCCTGTCTATTCTAGGCTTAGATAGTCAATTTTAAGTGTTAGTGTTTATAATATACGAATTGCTAACTGGTATTTCTTAAATAATAATATATATTTTCCTTCATATTCCTTTAAAAATTTATCTATTCCATTCTTTGTTATATGACCATTCCTTACCCATTCATAATCATCAAAAAGTATAATAGAATTGGATTTCATTTTTGGAAACATTCCTACAGCATCTTTATATACTTGTTCAGCACTATGATCGCCATCAATATATGCAAAATCAATTGTCTTATCTTCAAGTTTAAGTATCATTTCGTCGGAGTATCCCTCCATTGGGATAATCTTTGTAAAATCTTTTGTATTATTATAAAATCTACCTTTCTGACCCTTACAGGCTGAATTCCAAAAACTCATTGTAGAACTTCCCTTTACATATTCGTCATCGAATGGATCTATGCAATATAATTTACTATTTGTATTATTACAAAGATACTCGTGTATTACAATACTCCCTTTTCCCTCAAATGAACCAATTTCAACACACAATAATTCTTCCACTGGTTTATTATTATATAATTCTCTTAAAGATACCTTAAGATTAGATGTTAAATCTTGTGTAAATTTTGGCATCTATTCTTTTCTATATACTACTACTAAATTATTATCATTACGATTGCGTGACGATGGTATTTTTAAAAATGTGAATGTGCAATCTGTATATTTAGTTTCCCATTCTTTAATTTTATTTATAAATAAATGTTTCTCGTCATTTTTTATATCTTCTATGATAAAATACCCATTTGGTTTTAATTTGTGTATGCTATGTTCAAAAAAACAAACATTCGCATCAAATGTGTGCAATCCATCTTCGATAATAATATCAAAATTTTCTTGTAACTCAGATGTATCCCACATTTGTTTAATAACATCCGGTTTTGTTTGGTCACAATAAAATGTCTTTATTTTATCAGTATTAAATAATATATCTTTATCAATATCTGCGCCGAAAATTTCAGAATTAGGAAAAAATTCTTTCCACCCGTATAGGGACGCACCTGGTCTGCCACCTACCCCCATATTAGATGTGAGTGTTACATTATTTGTTCCTAATCCTAATTCAAAAATTCTCAATGGTTTTTCAGATATATCTTTAAATATACTATAATAAAATGTGGTATAGTTATGCCAGCTTTTAGTTATATTCTTATGACCTTTGTCACTCTTGTTTCTTCCCATTATCTCACATAAGCGGGTGCATTGTTTTTCATCAAATTGCATTATAATTACTTCTTAGATTTATGTTTAGAATAATATGATGCAAGAGGTCTGTAGAAATATCGTTTTCCGCCGTATAGATCCTTACGAATATCCATCCAGCGTAGGACAATTTCCATAAGTGCACAGAATGGCACTGCGCCTACTAGTTTTCTAGCACCTGTAGCCAATGTATCTTCAAGAAGTTCAAAGTGGTTTCCTGTAAATCGGTGCAGGGTTGTGCCTAGCTCAACTAATTTCATGCGATGCCCTTTCACCGTGCTGACAATGGAGCAAGCAGCCCCTGGGCCAGGCGCAGCTCCCTCAGCATTTGTGGCAGAATTTGTCTTGAACATAATCGCATTTTCCCAGATCACCATGAAGCCATAAAGCGGAGATGCAGTAACCTTATTCGCCTTCGCATTTACTACCTGGTCAGTCTTAGATCCCAATAGAATTTTAGTGACAGAAGGAGGGCATAAAGTGCCTCGGCCACAGAAATATACTGGTTCCTTTGTGTCCAAGTCTAAATAGCGTGTTGCACTAATAGATCCTTCTTTAACAAACTGCTCGCTACCGCCTTCATCTGCCGAGGGTAGAGGAACTTCAATCATGGCAATTTGTTCATCGCCCTTGAAAAAAGAATCCCAGATAAATTCCTTAGCAACGCGTTTCAAATCCTTCAGACCACCAGGTGCGGGTGTATTTACAAGAACCTTTCCCCACCACTGAAGTTGTTTTAGACTCTTTTCAATAATATCCTTCTTTTTAATATCGCCATCTAGATATTCTAGAATAGCTTGAGTAAGCTGAGGAGGAATATATTCATTCATGGTTTCCTTTGTGGCATCTTCCTTGCACCAGCTATTTATCCAATCAATTGACCTTGTCCAGAAAAGAGAGGCTTTTTGAATATCTTGTGGGCCTTGGGCTTCAGGAGCTTCAGCTTCAGGGCCTTGACCTAGAGCTTCAGCAGCTCCAGATTCAGGAGCTGCAGTCAAAGGTGCAAGCGTTAAAGGCTTTCTAGCAAGAGTAGCAGCCTTTGTTCCTTTGGGTGCAGCCATCTTGGGCTCATAGTAATCACGTCTTACTGGATATACTCCGTGGCGAAAGGAAATCGGAATTGCCCCATCCTGAATCTTATTCGGCTGGAAGAGAAACAAATTATTACGAAAAATAATATGCCCCTGCAGATTTCCATTTTCAAAAACGAGCGACTGATTATTTATGATTTTGAGAAGTAGGCTGGTCAATGTAGCCTGTGGAATATCCTTGAATATAGCAACCAACTTATCCCAATGATACCATGGCTGTCTCTTGAATGCGGCTCTCAGATTTTGAATTAGCATCTGCTCTGCAAATCTCGCGGCAAACATATCATAGGTCCCATTATCATCTGGCATTTCCTTCTTATCAGATAAATTTAAGGAGGGTGCACAAGCATAATTACAGGCAATCCAATCACATGTCGGTGTGAAATCCTTGTCATTTAGATCTACAGGGCGAGCATTACCCTGGCTATCCAGCATATTTGGATTACCGTTCTCATCAAGGGCGGGTTTCTTTGAGAGACCAGTCACTAAGATTGCATCGCGATTAAGATTACAATCTGCAGCACCCCTCTTTAGAGCACGACTAACATTACCCACGCGAACTGCCTTATTCATGGCAGTTCTATAAGAATATAAGTCAATGGTCTCTTTATTGATTTCTGCTGGAAATGTGTTCACATACAAGCTAATCGTGCAATTACGTTTAGCCTTAGGCAAGGCATTATGAGAGCAATAACGAATTCCACGACCCACAATCTGCTCCTCCTTGGACAAGTGGAACCAGCCTTCCAAGATATGGACCTCACGAATGTGACGTAAATCCAGACCCTCACCTGCCACCTGAGACCCTACAACTACTTTTATCTTGTGACCATCCTTATTCTCCAGACTACGTGCTGCATTGATAACCGCCACATTATTTGGTGATAGAGGAAGTGACTGTTTCTCGACTGTATTGACGTCACTTGCAGTGAGTAGGGTATAGTAGGCTTGGCTAAACTTGTGATTATCGCGAGTCTCTGGTTCACTAGGCACAAACGCAGTATGCTCGCCTTGTTTCCTATGACATTTACAGCACTGCTTTCCTGCAGGTCCCTGAATAGGCCCCTTCGAGAATAGTGGTGCAGAGCGCCCCCAGGGCATGTAGCCATTTGCTTCAAGAAGAAGACAGAAAATCACAGCACCATTTTCCACAAAGCGACTATAGACGAATGAAATCCCTGATGCCGTGCGAATAGTATTAATTACGCGATTGAACTTTGGAGATGCCTGGCCGAGCCCATCCTCTGATGCAATCATCCACCCATAGGATTCGTCAGGATCAGCTGGAGTATATTGGGGTAAGATAGAAAGGCGGGTTCCCTCAAATGTTCCACCGACTGCTCTTGTAGAAAACCAGGTCTGGAATCCCTCTGAACCTACACGGCCTTCGAAGCCAGTTGCTTCATCCGAGCCTATACCTGGAAATATACAATTGCCTGCCTGAAGCAAGGTGTCAATTGTGCGAATACCAACACCCTTTGCGGCAATTAGTTTCTCCGTCATTGCCTTAATCACTGCCAGAGGCTCGCCATGAAGCTCGCAATTCACCAGAGGTAGCTGGAGAGCATTAGACTTTTCATCAGGCTTGAGTTCCGTGGTTCCATTTGGACTGAAGGCCGGCCAGCTCTTCACACGGACCTCATCTGCAGGATCAAGTCTCGTAGGAAATGCCTTGGGATTTTCACCGCGCATAAAACTCACATGGGAATTTGCAATTGCGACAAGTTTTCGCTCAGAAGAAGCAGACAACACATCTATTTCTTTGCCACCTACCATCTTCTTCTCAAAGACGATATCAGAATCTGTCAAGAGACGAATGTCTGTGTCACTGTCACCTGGCTCGCGTCTAGGGGTCTTATCCACATAGAGTAAGAGATTTAGTAAAGAAACAATCTCCTTGTAACTATTATACATTGGGGTTGCAGTCATTAACATGAGCTTGTTACCCTCACATTTCTGCAAGACTTCACGTAACATTGGTGTAAGTTTCTTGCCGGCAGAGGCATCACTGCGATCACCCAGATCATCGTCATCATCTTCTGCTCCCTCAATGGCATCTCTTAAATTATGGGCCTCGTCGACAATAAAGAAAGAACCGCTTAGGGCGCGTCGTAGGAGAATAGTATTCTGCTCTTCCTTTCGCCTTGCAGGCAGCGTGGAAGCAATCTGCGCCTTAATATCACGAACCATATTACGAAATGCCACATAGCCCATGATGGCATAGCGCTTGTTTATCAGACGACTAACACGTAATTCAATATCCTTCTTTTCACGTTCATAGAGGGTCTGTGTGAGTTCAAGATAGCGATTACCAGTGCAGCCTTCGTGCTGATTCTGTTGATCATCCTTACCAAAGACAATGCGAGAACTATCAAAAATAGTTCTGTAGAATCCTGCCTGGATTGCAGGTGGTGCCAGAATATAGACCTTGTTCTTGGGACTGAGTTGCAGGAAGGCTTCAGCGGCTAGAATTGCAGAGCAAGTCTTACCGACGCCTACACCATGATACAGCAATATGCCATTATAGGGAGTATTAGGGGAAATGAATTGTGAGACAAATTTCTGAGAAGAAGTATATTCGAATTCATCGACATCGCAGACATTTTGCTCAAGAGTCTTATCGGTAATCTTTGGTTGTCTAGTTTCTCTGAATTCACGTTTGCTCAATAGTTTCTTTAGGAAGGCTTCGTCATTAATGTCTGGATATAGTGTTCCCTGTTGCTCCCTGGATGACATTGGATCGAGTCCCCTCAGTGTTGCTGCCCTGATTGGAGCGGTATATGTATGAAACTCTGCGAGTAATTTGTCTCGCTCCGAAGAGTCGTCTTGTTTTTTCCATCTTTCCTGAAATTGGGCCGTTTGGGCCGCCTGGACCGTTAGATTGGCCGGTGAAGACATACTGTTCTTCAGTGGTATTTTCATTTACACTTGTAGGCGCTAGACCTTGGTCCAGCCTTTGGCCTTGGCCTAAGCTCTTGGCTACTAATTCACAGCGAAGAACTGGCGAATAATTCCGTAATACATTTGCAAGTTGTAATAACATACTGCGCTTTTCTAAATTTTCAGGTCGAAGCAAGAGAATCGCTTCATCCAGGTTTTTCCACGCTAGATTACCAATCTCACGGGTCATCTCAGGATTTAATTTATTATACGATATATCTCTGTCACCCACGTATTGAGCAATGTAATACGTGTGCCTATAATGAATATTATTAGATCCATAGAATTGTTCGATAAATGGCTGGATATTCGTTACTTTTAATAATTCCTGTTCAGTTATACTTGTCTCCTCTTCCAACTCCCGATATGCACAATGGATATCTGATTCATATGGATCACGACGTCCTTTAGGAAACCCCCATTCAGGTGTAGTATATAGTGCAGGCTCTTGCCGGAGTAGATCATCGAGTGAATACTCTTCACCATTTGATAGCTTAACTCCAGCTCGCAGTTCTGCGAGCTTAAGCCTTGAATTTACGCGATCATGCACATATCGCTGTGTAGATTCAGTATCCGAGCCCCAAAGTTCATGCCAGATCTCCTCAAATTCCATTGACTTGAGTTTTTGACGCTCGCTCTCAGTCATGCCTTTGAGTTGTTTCTTAATGTAATCGGGCTCATTTACCTTATATTTTCCTCTCATAATATCCATAAATCCGAGAGAATCCTTTCTCTGAATCATCAGCACTTGGGGAACTAGGCTTGTAATTCCAGTTGGATTTATAGGATCTTTGCAGAATTCGTTAACTTGTGGCCACGCCCCACTACGGCTTATCCATCTAAATACTAGAACTCCGTAACTTGAAACTGGTTCTATACATACACGATATCCATGCCCGGTCCCTCCACAATTTGAGCACATGCTCTCATTTTTTTGATAGAATGATAACATTGTGCTTAATGCACCCTGAATATATACTGAATAATGCGTCTTAGGTGACTTGTATAGTGTCTTTGTATATATTAGATAGTAATGCATGTTCCTCCAGAAGTTTGGGGCCCTTTTTTCTGGCATACAATTCACATAGCGGCACTAGGATATCCTCAGGAGCCTACTTACTCAGATAAGAAGGCTATGAAGGAGTTTTTCGAGTCATTGCAGCATATCATACCTTGTCCGATTTGCCGAGCACATTACACGTCGCATATGGCTAAACTGCCTATTACAGCATCCATTGATTCAAGAACTGAATTATTTCGCTGGACAGTAGATTTACACAATGAGGTGAATGAAATGTTGGGGAAACGGAAATTCACGGAGACGGAAGTAATTCAGTATTACACGCGTCTTGGTGCACGTGGTAAGACACCCGTTATCAAGGCCGATGATTTCATGGAGGCTGATAATCAGGCAATGTTGAAGGGAATTGCAGCGGGAGTTGCGGTGAGCGCAGTGATTGGAGGGGTTGTTTGGTTCAGCTGGCCTAAGAAATAAGGATCCATAAATGGAGATTCTTTAAAACCCTAGCTTTATTCTTGGATCTTTGTTAAGATTATTAGATTTTCTGGTATTGTTATTCTTGCCATTAGCACCTTTCTTGTTCTTATTTCTTCTTGTATTTTCTGCCTTGGCACGCTTCTCTAAATATTGATTCCAGGCGGTCTTTGTATTAGCCTTTGCTTGATTTCTGTAGTTAAATGGCCTTGTCCCAGGCAATGTTCCAGCATTCCATAAAGTTGCATGTGAGTTAAGATTTGGTTCATAATTTTTAGAATTCTTTGAAGGAACTAAGAGACCATATTCATTAATTTCTTTACGTTCATTATTTGTAAGCCGAGGTCTAATCATTGCTCTCTTGCCATTTCTAACTGGTGGCGGCTCCATTTTTCTATTCTATAGTCTTAAAATAAACCTATAGTGTAGATGGCTATCTCAGATGAAGAATTATTTGAAGGCCTCCAGTTGCCCAAGGAGCCTGCAAGGGAACCAAAGGAAACGGTAAAAGAAGTTATCCTAGAACCGAAGCTAACCAATGATGAAATTAAAGCAAGAGAAGGCACCTATTTTAGTGAAAAAGACGCAGATACCATATACGACGAAGATATTGATGTATATGGAAAGGACCCGGAAGCGCCTGGGGGTAGGCGACTCCTGTTCAAACTCAGAAAAAACGTGATTCCTCATGATATAGTAAAACTCGGCTGGAAGAGTTTCTACAATGCTGCCGGTGCATCAAGAAATCGTGGAGCTGCAGCTGGGCCAATTGATGTGAAATCCAAATACTGGACTCGCAGAAAGTTAGCTAAGAAATCAATCAAGGGATGGTCTGCACAATACATGGAAAATGGTAAACTCTCTAAAATGCGTGTCAATAATAATGTCTTTAGCAGCGTTCTCGGATACTTTGAGAAGACACCATTCATGGGACTCCCGTGTCGTCTGACATCCTATACCCAGCGCTACTTCAATGAATACAAGGCAGGCCTACCTTACATTGAAGCAATTGATGGACTCTTCAAGAAACTAGTGCCAGATCGCTATAAGGTGCAGCACAAGAGGGCTGCAGATAATTCGGCCTTCCAAATCAAGGATACCGCCTTCTCTTCAGTTACTATTAACCGTAATTTTCGCACTGGCCTCCATATGGATGCGGGAGATCTGAAAGCCGGTTTTGGCAACTTGTCTGTCATTGAACGAGGAAAATACGGAGGCGGATTCACTATTTTCCCACGTTACAAGGTGGGTATTAATCTGAGAACAGGGGATTTCGTAGCCATGGATGTGCACGAGTGGCACTGTAATACGGAACTCACTGAATCCGCTGAAGATAAGAAAACAAATTCGGGCCTGAAAGACGTCTACAGAAATGACAAGGAAACAGGGACCCAGGGAATTGAGAAACTTTTTAGTCGTGTTTCGTTTGTCTGCTATCTGAGAGAGAAGTTGGTAGATTGCAAGGCAAAGGACTCCCTCCCTTATTACAAGCGCATTGGATATAATCCTAAGTCAAATACCTTAGATAAAAAGAAGAAAACGGTCACCAGGAAAAAGAGGGAGTAATTTAGATATGGAACAGAGTCGATCTAATAAAATTTCACAAGTGTTGAAAAACGTATCAACTCTTGGAAAGCAGATACGTGTTCCAGGTGCATCGCTAGTTGTGCCAGAGGCAACAAATGCAGTTGGAGTCCCTGTCGAGGGCACTGGATTTGTTCGCATACTAATGTATATTATTGCAGGCATTTTATTAATTGGAATTATTCTACTTGGTGTCGATCAATGGGTTACACCTATTTTTCAACGAAGTCCTGGCGCTCCTGGTTATATTCCAATACCCGGCACAGATTTATCACAAGTGTTTTGGACAGATGCCCCTAGTATTGGAGATATTACGATTGGATCAGTTCCTCCCCCAAAACCTGGATATATTGCCCCTCTTTCAGTAACCGTGATAGAAGCTCAAACGGCCTATAGTTTAACACTCGATGTGTTTATAAAAGATGAATATCCCCAGGCTCTTCCATCTGGAGAATCTATGCGTATCTTCTTTTTTATGGGACAAACTATAAATAATCCAACATTACAAGTGTGCCTTGACAATAATAAAAATACTGTATATATTACTGCATTTGATTCAACTGGTTTTCAGCAAAGTATTAGTATAGATAATGTTCCTATACATACTTCTTTCCGAATTGGTCTAACAATGTCTCAGAATATAATGGAAGCATATATGAACGGCTTGCTTATGAATACAAAAAGAATTACATCTGTTCCAAAACCCCCATCAAGCGGTGATAAGATTTTTGCAACTTCTAATATTAAATCTGGTTCTCCTCCTATACTTTTATCAAAGGGTATCAGGGTCTTAAATGTAAGAGCATTTGGTTATGTGGTACCTTCGTCTGAAATGAAAGGGCGTATGAGTGACTTGACAAGTAATAACAGTTTTAAATAATCATAAATAAAAACAAATATCTTATAAACCTAATAGATGGACACAACAAGTGCAATAAATACAGTGAATACTATAAGCACAAGTGCAACAAACACAGTTAATTCTATGAGCACAATGGAAAAAATTAAAATTGCACTTGTATTTTTAGTATTAATAGGATCTATCATTTCCATTGTCTATTATTTTAATGAGGTCACTGGATTTATGCAATTTGTATTAGTGCTTATTGCAATTCTTGCATTTTCATATTTAACGTATCTTTCAGTTTCATATGTTCTTATTCCAAACCAATTTCAACAAGTGGGTCCAAATGAACTTAAATTAGATACACGAATCCAGGTTGCTACAAGTGAATTATTAAATAAGACGTGGGCATCTAGTGAGGGATCATCGCTTATTTTTTATATAAATCCACAAGTCACCGATAGAACTGGTTATTTAACTTTAAATGCTAAAAATGCAATAATAACAGGAAATGAATATGCAAATGTGGTTCAAATAGGTGGTAAACAAAATCTAAAACTTCTAATTGCGCCCGATGCAGGTCGTGGAATGAGCTTAGCACCTGCCCGCTTTGAAATTTACGTAAAGGGTAACACTAAGCCAGAATATATTGATATTCCTGAATTTCCAATGCAGCGATGGAGTTCAGTGATTATTGTGAAGAAGGGTCGTAAATTTAATATTTTCTTGAATGGCGATCTAGTTAATTCGCACACATGTACGGCAATGCCAGATTATGATGAAACTGCGCCCCTTTTAGTTGGTGATACGCGGTTAATGGGCAAGATCTCATTAATAAGTCTTTCTCCAACTGCATTAAATACAAATGAAGTTCGCGATTTATTAAGTAGCACGGTCGATACTTCTGGAAAACCATATATGCCAATTGAGTTGAATTCATTGTATGCTTCCTTGATACCTTCACTGCCTGAAAACTTCTGGTGCCCGGGTGGAAATTGCACTACTCCAAAAAAGGCTAGTCCAATGGAACAATGGTCAAGTCCCTACGCATAAACTATTTATTACAAATAGAATAGACTAATGGATCTCGGTACGACCATATTATATGTTGTAGTTATATTAATGCTAATGTATTTATTAGTTATGCTATATGCATGGCTAAATGGAACAAATGGTGCACAGGATATGATTATATATTCTTCTCCATCTGATGGCCTCCCTGGAAGAACTACAACTACCACCGGCATGGTATATAAAAAGTCACAGGTTCCTCAAATATACCCTGGTGGAGAATACTCTGTAAGCACATGGATTTATGTGACAAACTGGGGAGCAAATGGATCTGTAGGAAAGAATAAGCCTTTCCTCACATTATCTGGCGGAGGTGGTTCGTATTATACCATGATCATGTATCTAGGACAACGTATAAATAAGCTTGGCATCAGAGTAAGTTATGATACATCTTCTAGCTCAACTGTAATTAATGAGTCTGATCTTCCAAAGATTGTTGAAGGAACTCCTGCATATTCTGACACGGACGGAATGCCAATGTGTGATATTGAGTCTGTAGATTTACAGAGATGGGTTAATATTACAGTTGTAATGATTGGAAAGACGGTGGATGTATATGTCGATGGTAAACTTTCTAGAAGTTCCGTTCTTCCTGGAGCATTCAAGGCCGATGGTGAAGTTCCGACATTAACTCTAGGAAGCCCCGACGGCTTCGGTGGATTAATTGGAATGACACGTGCTGCAAATGTAGCATATACCCCGGACAGGATCTATGCTAATTATCAAGAGGGTCCCTTTTCCGGTTGGTCATTAAGCAGCCTAGACCCAACACAGTATGTGCTCACTGTAACAAGGAATAATACAACGATATTTACTACCGATAAGGCGCCACGTATTGTTTGGGAATAGTCAAAATAAGCTCGTAAACTCTATATTAAAAAATAGTGATAAAATTACTAATTTTTAATATTATAAGCTCTATCTTTTACAAATCATAGATAGATAGTATGGCAGATGCAATAACAGGAACTGTACTAACTGGTGCAGATGCTTTTTCACAAATATTATTTGGGGTGGTTCTTATTATCATAGTATACTTGATGATGGCTTCAGGTGAATATATTTACACGTCTTTTACCCGAATGTATAAGGACCGTGTTGAACTGTTTCCTGATACATATGTTTCCGGGCCTAAAATGTTTACTATAACGCAGAATCCAAACGTTGCAGGTTCTAAGACAATCTATTTTTCAGACAATCAGAGATCCGGCATAGAATTTAGTTATTCGCTCTTCATTAATATAAATAGCGATACGTTTAATAATACGGACACGTCGTCATTATATCATATCTTACACAAGGGCTATGGAAGAACGTATCCACTTCTGGGCCCTGGAATCTTCTGCTGGGGTCACATAAACAAATTACGTATATTTATGAATTGCTATGATACATGGGATAATTACGCGGATATTGAGAATATTCCAGTGGATAAATGGTTCCACTTAACTGTGACATGCAAGGGTAATACATTATATGCATACATTAATGGAAACCTGAAGACTAAAATGGCACTCAGTAATAATACACCTCCTTACCAAAACTATGGAAACATATATGCATTTAATAATCGCAAGCTACAATTAACTGCAGCAACCACGCAATCTCTTCTAAAGGATCCAATGTTTAGTGATCCAATTGCCCCATTAACTTCTATTACATTTAATGGATCCATTAAGGGAATGATTAGTAGAGTATATTATTTTAGTTATGCATTAACTTACAGTGAAATACAGTCACTGTTAAATATGGGACCATCCAGTAAGATTAATAGTAACGGTAGTGGCATGGAATTTGGCCCATATCTATCTGATACATGGTGGGTAAATAGACAGGGCCCATAAGCAGAGCCATAGGCATAGCCATAGGCCATAGGGGAATAGTCCCTATCTAAAACACATCTCTTCTAGTTTCGTAGTAACAAGAAGAGATATGCCAGGAGGTGGATTATATATTTTAGTTGCATACGGATCTCAAAATGTAATTCTCAGTGGAAATCCAGATTTTACTTATTTCTACATGATCTTGAAAAAATATAGCCACTTTTCCTTTGAATCAGTTACCCTACCTCTCGAAGGGCCCCAAGAACTCTTCTTTGATCAACCAATCCAGCTTCGTGCAAAGATTCAGCGCATCGGCGACTTACTATCAGATCTCTATTTCACTTTTACTTTACCCGATATTTACTCGAAATATTTCAATCCATCTCTTCCAGGTCCTACGAATGGGCGAAGTCAATACCAATTCCAGTGGGTCAGATATATCGGTGCACAAATTATTCAGAATGCCACCTTCCTAATTGGAGGAACCCAGATTCAAGAATTTGATAGTGACTATATTATTGCAACTGCCTTCACAGACCAAGATGAAACTCAGTATAATAAATGGCAACAACTGGTTGGTGATATTCCTGAGGTATATGATCCGGCTAATGGAAAATACTCCGGCGTATCAAGCGGTGCCCCCTTAATTCGCGCACGTGGATTATACCCGAATGTCTTTCAAAATCAAGATCCAGCACTACAGGCGCAAACTAATTTTCCATCAATTCCTGGACGTGATATAACATTACCTCTCTCCTTTTGGTTTTCTCAGAATCCTGGTCTAGCACTCCCCCTTATTTCTCTTCAATACCACGAGTGTGAAGTCCAGTTAACTCTAAGACCAATCAGAGATCTCTATACTGTGTTAGATCCATCAGGATATAGGGTCAGGCCTGAGCATAAGGTGAATTCCTCGATTACACAGTTGCAATCTGGTAATTTATCCTATACTACTGATACAGACCCTGGAATATATATCAGACAATATTTAACGGATATTGGCTATACTGTTCCTACCCTAAATACATGGCCTCTGAATCCTAGGCTTCAAGCCACCTATATTTATCTGACAGATGATGAGCGTCGCACATTTGCTACAAAACCTCTGACATATATTGTTAGACAGGTTACAAATTACACATATCAAAATATTTCAACCAGACAGCTATTTGATTTATATACACACAATCCGGTTCCACGATTAATTTTAATACCTAGAAGAACTGATTATTTAAAAAATCTGAATGCTTGGACAAATTATACAAATTGGTGGTTATATCCGAATGCACCCTTTGTTCCAGCGTATAGTTCTGTGCCTCTAGGAGGATATTCGGGCCTCATAATACCGGCAATGCAGCAAGATATTATACGTCAGGTTAGAATTATATGTGATGGAAATGAAATCCAGGAACTCAAGAATCTTCAGTATTTTAATGAACTGAGTTCATGGAAATATGCCACTGGTGTATTTCCTCCAGGTCTAGCAATTTATAGTTTTGCACTTGATACATCGAAATGGATGAAACCGAGTGGCTCATTAAACACAAGTAGGGTTAAAAATTTCCAGCTTGACGTTGATCCATGGGTATTAGCTGCAAACTCTTTATTTTCATACAATTTTTCAGTATATGTTGAGAGTATTAACTTTTTGGTAATAGAAGGTGGTATGGGAGGTATGAAATATGCTACGTAGTAAGATATTTTTTAAGTTTCTTTCTAGAATAGATGGGTATATTTACACAAATATCCAATAAATTCAATTATTTTATTTCATCATTCTTAAATGATCCTGATGCCGACGCTTATGCTAAGCAACAAGAGGCTCAGAGACAGCAGGATGCAGAAGCTAAACAACGTCATGAAATGGAAATTGCAAAGGCAGATGCTGAAGCGGAAAAAAGTGCCCAAGCAGCACAGGATGCCATTGATTTAAATGAAAGAAATAAGTTTGATAGTGGTAGGGCATTCGGTAAAATTACATCAGGTGTATTATCTGTCTTTTATAATTTAATTCTCTTAGCAGTAATCTTGTATGCTGGCCATTTAGCGGCGAATGAGGCAATTGGATATAGTATTTCATTTCGTATTCTTAGTTTCATTTATGGTGCCCTATGTTTTTGGTATATTATTCCGAGATCATTGATTAAGCGATATTATTACAATGAAGAAATTCTATATTTTACATTTTTACCACTTTCAACATTTAAACCTATATTTACTACTGGAAAAATTTTATTAGGACCATTTTGTTATACTGAGAATGAAAAATCAATTGCAGCAAAAGAGGCAGTTGAATTGCTTTATAAGAATGGATATTTGAATAGTATTGCACAGGGTGCCCCTAGTAGAGCTGCAATCACTCCTAAGGCTCTAGCTCCACCTCCTCTAGCCCCACCTCTTCAGACTCTATCTCCTCTAGCGGCTCTATCTCCTCAGGCTCCGCCTCTGGCTCCACCTCTGGCTCCTCAGGCTCCACCTCCTCTGGCTCTAGCTCAACCTCTGGCTCAACCTCTAGCTCAACCTCTGGCTCCTCTGGCTCCTCTGGCTCTAGCTCAACCTCTGGCTCCACCTCTAGCTCCACCTCTGGCCCCACCTCCACCTCCTCAGGCTCCTCTAGGTCGTTAGACAATTAGGTGTCTAAACAATGAACAATTAAATTACTTTAGTAATGCAATCCCTCATGCCTTTTGTAAGTATTGTAACGCCGACATATAATCGCCGACGTTTCATTCCTGCTCTAATTAAAATGATCCAAACCCAGACTTATCCAAGAGATCGTATGGAGTGGATAGTCTACGATGATGGTCAGGAAGAAATCAAGGACCTCCTTGATGCAGCTAAACCATTTCTACCCAAACTTATCTTCATCTGGTCTGAGGACAAAATGACTCTCGGAGAAAAGCGCAATCGCCTTAACAGTGAAGCAACTGGTGATATAATAGTTGCAATGGATGATGATGACTTTTATTTTCCAACCCGTGTTATGGATGCAGTAAATGCATTAACCACTAATCCAAAGGTATCACTGGCAGGAGCCAGTGAGGTCTATATGTTTTTCACAGATACCAAGGAAATCTGGAAAGCCGGTCCATATTTTCAAGGCCATGCGACGAATGGAACAATGGCATGGACCAAGGCATATGCATCCAAGCACAAATATGATGAGACAGTCGCATTTGCGGAGGAGAAATCATTCCTAGAAAACTATAAGAATCCTCTTGTTCAATTAAATCCCAAGACCGTTATGCTGGTAATGAGTCATTCAGATAATACCTTTGATAAAACTGAATTACGAAATGCTGAGAATAAATTATTAGTGAAGACTTCCTTGCGTATGATTGATTTTATCAAGGACCCTGAACTACATGAGTTTTTTTATGGAATTTGAATTACACTTTTTTAAGAAAGGCGTAGTATAACCTAAACAGTTATTCTCTGGTTAATTTAGATCATTCCCATGTCAGCCCGAGATGAATCTCTAAATAAAATTTTAGAAGTTTATGAGCAGCCATTAATTCACGCCGTAACTGATACGTCAGGATATGCAGTGCAACCGCAAGAAATCAAGGTCCCTCTAAGGCCACATCAATTGGCGATGATTCGTGCGATGCATGAAAAAGAGCGCACATGCATTGAGGGATTCACCATAAATAATGAGACCCATTATAGTCAAACTGCAATCTTAGGAGATAAGGTCGGTTCAGGAAAGACCTTGACAACTCTCGGATTCATTGCGCATAAGAAACATAATCAAATTACATCCGTATTCAACACGATTCACAATAGGTCTCAGACAACCTTCTGGAGTCAGAAACCTGTGCATAGTGTTGAATGCTCTGGCAATGTTCTTATTATAGTTCCACACACCCTCTTCCACCAGTGGAAATTTGCAATCCAACAGCAAACCACTCTCTCCTTCTTTGAAGTAAAGACCACTAAGGCCCTTGAGAAAAATGATTTTAATGACCTGATTAAGACACGTGATATAACTCTGATGTCTAATACAATTATAAAGACCTTCATGACATCTGAGAATCGTAATCTCATTCAATGGAAAACTGTTATCTTCGATGAGGTCGATAGTATCCATTTCACCTCCACCGTTCCCAGACCACGTGCAAATTTCTATTGGCTGATAACAGCAACATGGCCGAATGTTCTCTTTCAAGGACATTACATGTATATGTCTAACGCATTCCTGGCTCAGAGAGCAGCCGCAGGTCTACATCCTGATATGGTTGAACTACTACACCAGGACCAAGTTACAAATGGCTCGAATTATTATTCGCGTTATGATATTAAGAGTGCAAGTTTCTTCTCCGAGTTCTTATCTAAACATCCATCCCGCGGACATCTTGTTTTGAGGACGAATACGCAATTTATGGAGCAGAGTTGGAGATCACCGCCAATTCTAGAGCAGCGTATTATATGCGAGACACCAATATCCCATCGTATTATTGCACAATATGTAAATTCGGAAATTCAGGAACTCTTACATGCAGGCGATATTCAGACGGCCCTAGAAAAACTTGGTGTAAATAATACATCTCAATCTTCTCTCATTACCGCCTTGTGTGAAACGCGTGAAAAGGAACTTGATCGTCTTGAGAAAACCCTCATATTCAAGGAGTCGATTGACTATTCAACACCGCAAGCAAAGGAACAAGCTATTGCGGCTCTGAAGACAAAGATTTCATCAATCAAGGAGCAGATTGCTTCTCTAAAGCAGAGAATCTTACACGTCAAAGATGAGATTTGTGCTATTTGTTTTGAAGAGCCCAAGATTCCAACCTTTGTTCTCTGTTGCGAACGGCTCTTCTGTGGCGCCTGTATTATCAATTGTATTCAGAGAAATCCATCGTGTCCTCTGTGCAGGTCATCCTTAGATTTCAAGCGCCTCAGACAATTGGAGGCAGATGGTGCCGAAGGTTCTAGGGAAAATACGATAATTGAACAAGTTCCAGAAAGAAAGCCAAAGAAGAAGGATGCCTTACTCAAGCTTATCACCGAAAATCGCACGGGAAGATTCCTCGTGTTCAATCGTTATGATAATCCATTTTTAGAGATCGAAGGACAACTCCTAGAAAGGGGTATCAAGGTTGCGACGGTAAAAGGTAATAAGGATCACATTTCTAGCACATTAAAACAATTTGAGAAGGGGGATATACAGGTGCTCTTAATGAATAGCATGCAGGCAGGAGTTGGGATGGACTTGAAGTCCGCAAGCCATGTGGTTCTAATGCATCTGATGAAGACAGAGGAGGAAAGGCAGATTATCGGTCGTGCAATACGCCTGGGGCGCAATGAACAACTGAATTTAGTGCGTTTACTGCATGAGGGAGAAGGACGCGATCATACGACCTAATCCTTATAAATACAGAGTTGTTTGGGAATACTAATAGATTCTATTTTTTTGGCCTGGGCTGCAGGGAGCTTTGCTGTCTTGGCCTGAATCACTTGATTTAGCTTCACCTGAATATCTTCAATTGCACAATCGTGCTCATCTGAGAATTGAACCATCTGTTTCCAAGTATTGTACATAGATGATTGACGTGTCAGAACCTGAGTAAATTGTAGCTGTGAAGGCGTTACTGTCTGAGTCACTGGATATTCAGATAAGAATGCATTTGTTATTTTGAGTTTCAGTTGGAAACTCGGCCTCAGCAGATTCCAATTCTGATAGAAGAATGCCCAGTAATCTGCCTTGTCGCTGAGATCAAAGAGTGCAAGGAATTCCTTGTAATGTGTCCAGGGGTTTTCTGCAGAATCAAGTCGTCTATGAATATTTTCATGAACACAGAGACCAGAAAGATTTCCCAGATTATTCTCAACCTCTGGAATAATAAGAGGATCCCAGTTTTCATAGAGGCATGAGTGGCTAAATCTTAAGATTTCTGTGCTAGGCTCCTCCTCAGTTGCTTCATCAGCAACAAGTTCAGGTGTATCCCGTTCTTCCTGACTCCTCGAATTAAAAATAGAATTAGAATCACATCCTTGTAGTGATCTTAAGATTACACGCAAGTCAGCAGTAGCTAGGACCTCAGATCTCAGATTCTTCCCTAGCCAGGTTTGAACCGTTTGTGCAGGAAATTCCATCTGAATATATGTGCTCAGACGAACAATATGTTGATAGACTCGACCCTTAATTTCATTACAAATGAGAAGGAGAGGGTGTGTAGTATTTCCTGGCTTCCAGGCACGCATGTAGTCTAGGAGCTCACTGAGCCCACCTTTCTCACCGAGGCTCAGGCCATCAATCTCATCCAGAAGGACTGCAAGCTTATGTTTATTACTTTCAGGAGACATGGATTCTAAGACAGATTTCTGAACCAGAAGGGGAATAATTTGTTTCTTGAATGCCTGCCCAGAGCGAGTATGACTTGCATTTAGTTCAACAATTCTATAAGTTTCCTGCTTGAGAATTTCTCTAGCGAGTGTTGTCTTTCCTACACCTGGAGGGCCAACCAGAAGAAATGCTGCAGTGGTTGGTGTTTTAAGCCATCGTCTAAGTGCATTTTCTACACTTGGATGAAGACTTGTATAGTCCATCTCTTTAAAGAGACTTTTAACTCTTTAGACTCATGCGCGCACATTAAATTGAAACAAGGCACTGCTTGATTGCATCCTTTTTAGAAGCAACCTTGTTAATTCCAACACAAGAATCACCGTCATACACGCCTTCCCAGGTTAATCCTGCATTCTGACAGGCGTCGCAAATGGCCTGAAGGCCTGCTTCGGAAGTTGTAGTCTTCACATCACGAGATGTATATGCAAATACCTTTGTTGTCATTGATGCATCTAGTGTGCTAATTGATGTTGGAAATACCTTTAGAAAGCCACCACCCGAATTTGTAGAAACTGATACACCTAATAAATCAACGCAACCGGGCACAGTTGTTTGTCCTGATTTTATATTAGGGATGAATGTTAAGAAATCTGGGCACATATTAATTACTGGTGGCCAGCTTTTGAGTTTTTCATCTGGTGTTGCAAACCAGCGTAGACCATAATATATAAAAACCAGAGATGCTCCAATACAGAAGACGATACCACGTATCTCGCCGGTAGAGGATACCGCGCTTGTGGCGTAGAATATAAATAATACACTTAATACTGCGTAGATAACTAGATACCAGTTGATCTCAGAAAGGCTGAACCCCGCTTTATTGTTTAATCCGTAGAGTAGAATTATTGCAAGTAAAATAATGACCCAATTTACACTAAAACTGCTACCCCCTGATGAAAGCATACTACTTAGCTTTTTTAAAAAAGATCGTGAAAAGCATCGTTAGCCTAAAAATTTGTATAGGTATTAATATAAGAATGAATCAGATTAAAAAATTTACGTGGAAACATATCATAGATGCACTTGTAATTCCAGTGGGAGCCTTAGAACAGCTGCATTACAGCTATGCAATTGACTATTACTGTAATTTCTATAATGGTGATAATCCTCAGATTCTTTTTCCAGAAGAGAGTGTTAAATATATACAAAATGAAATTAAGGAGGACGCTGAGCACAAGATACGTTTGGCATTGAATGAAAAGACTAGAGAGGCTTTAAGAAAGAGTTGGCCAGGTTTTGATGAATACATTGAGGGACTAGGCAACCGCGGTAGGCCACCCTTTTAGTTTTTGCTAGCTTTTTCTAAAAAAGCTTAAGCTTAAAGCTTAAATCTTAATCTCTTGATTAAAATTTAAGATTTTATATACATGATATCCTATATCCATGGAGCAATAGCTTATAAGAGGCCAGGCATGTAGGCCACCTTGGCGGGGGCAGCGGCAGAGGCCCAGCTGTTGCCAGTGGCCAGCTCAATGTAGCAAGAGTTATACTTGGATGCGGCGCTGCCAACTACACCGCCAGCTAGGGAAGGGCCCACAATCTGCACCTTGCGGAAGGTGCGGTTAGAGGAGACCACGGTCCTGCCCATATCCCTTAGCAGACCACCAGCACCTAGGGAGCTGATGGAAGATAGGTAAACGGAATCTAGGGTGGTGGCGGCACTGGTAAAAGAACCAGGCAGGAAGGAGCCACCAGCACCAGTGCCCTCAGTGTAGTTTAGCACGGAGCCTCTGCAGTCAGCTAGGGGGACGAAATAACCATTCGTTTGCTTTTGGCCGCGGAATCCAGATGCATTAGCCATTTGCTTATACTTCCGGCCTAGAAAAAAGTTTTTATAAACCCGTTTTTTTGCCGGTAGGGAAACTTGACTCCAAACAGAATGGAACAGGGTGCCTTTATTTTACCAAACACGAATCCACCGCCGGTAGGAGGGATGAATGGACGCGTGAATCTTAGCGCGCCATCTGGGGCCGGTGGCCATGCCGAAGTCCCTGGATTTTCTTACCGCACCCAAACTGAAAAAGTCTTTGCAACTGACGCACTCCGTGGAAACTGGGAAGTGAATGCCTTATCTAAGGCTTTTTTCAGCAAGGAGAATGCAGATCAAATTCAAAATGCTATTCGTAAGGCCGTATATGAAAAATCCGCGCCGAAGCACTATGTCATTGATAAGCAATCCGTAGATGAACTTACAATTATAATGAGAACAATGTATCTCCAGTATGCCCAAAATCTGCCAAATAACATTGCCGGTCAGGTTGCCGACCTCAATGAAAAAGTATTAAACTGGTCAGTTCCCCATATTCTGAGCGCCGTAGATCATTACCAGTATTACTTGAATGATATCAGTCACATGCCAGTGCCCCTGGCTAGATCAGTCAGTTTGAGTTCCGCTGGAACTAAGTCTTTACCGTTTAATCCCCTAATGTAATCTTAATGCTTGACCTTAACTACCCTCTTCACCTCCTTCTTCAGCGGAGCATCACCCAACGCAGCCTCGCGTGTCGCCTGTAGCGCCACCCAAGACTTCTCAAACCCATCAAGGTCCCGGAGCCACAGGTTCTCTGCACTCGTTGCCCGTAGAAGCTCCAGTGCAAGTCGAGCGGCCTCCACATGCTTCCTCGCCTCCTCCACCGCCGAAGCCTTCACCCTGTCCATCCGCATCTTCAGCAAGTAATCATAGGAATCCGCCACATCAGGCTTATCCATTGCATCGAGTGCCGGTAGCTTATGAGCCTTCATCGCTGCCACGATCTCCTCGTCGGACTTGCGCCTCAGGTCAATGCGGTCATCAAGCAGAGCCTGCAGGAAACGCGCCTTTGCATCAAACTCCACCAGCTCCCTGTCGAGCCTCGCGAGCTCCTGGGTCTTTCTGGTCTCGTAGCCGGTAAGGCGAACCTGGTAGTAATCCTCCATCATATCACCAACAGTGCCATAACGCTTGATCTTCATCTCGGGACTGAAACAAACCATGTTAGTCGTGTGCCATGTCGTGTTCAGCTGCAGCATTTTCTCAGCCGCTGCAGCATCAGTGCGCATCTCGAAGTAGGTATCATTGTTGAAGTAGAGCACGAACTTGACCTCTGTATCATTGTATAGGTCATCAAATGACTCAAGAATTGGCTTCACGTCCTTCTCCTTATCACCAGTGCACAGGGTATCCAGATAGACCTTATAGTCCTTGGTCCATGTGCCCACTGGGAGCTCCGTTACTGTAATCGTATGCTTCACATCATCCCATGTTGCCTTGCCCTTGGTCACCCAAGTGCAATCAGCCGTGCGATGGATAGTGCCTGTGAAGCCATACCACCACGGCTGCAAGATAAGCCCAGCGAGCGTGGGGCGCCGCATGAAGAGGCGATCTCGCAGCAGTGACAGAACATCACTGGGATTGTGGGGAGGAATATTAGTGGAGAACCCTGTGCCGATACCCAGAGCACCATTGATGACAAGCAGAGGCACGACTGGCTGATAGAACTCTGGCTCAACTAGTGCACCGTCATCATCCAGATACTTTAGCACACCCGAATCCTCCTTCCTGAACATCGAATCCACCACGGGCTCCAGTTGAGTATGGATGTATCGGGGCTGAGCTGCATCCTGACCACCCATAAGCCTAGAACCAAACTGGCCAATAGGCACCAGAAGATTCACATTGTTAGACCCAACAAAGTTCTGGGCCATGCCCACGATGGTGGAATTCAGAGATGCCTCACCGTGGTGATAGGCTGCATGCTCCGAAACATATCCTGCCAGCTGGGCAACCTTGATCTCTGAGCGAAGACCACGCTTGAGAGAAGCCCAGAGAATCTTGCGCTGTGATGGCTTCAGGCCATCCATCACATGCGGCAGAGAGCGCAGGTTATCCGCATTCGAGAAGTGAATGAGCTCATCGTGGATAAAGCGATTGTAGGGCACCTTCCCACCCTTCACGACAGCAAGAGTGCGACGGGCATCAAAGGTCTTGAGCCACTCCTTCCTGTCATCGGCACGCTTCTTTGAAAAGGCGAGGCAGATTGCATCATCGGAGAGATCGTCCCACTCGTATTTCATATCAAAGAGATTCTTGAACCACTCACGGGCCTCCTGAGCAGTAGATGTGCCTAGACCCTTATAATACTTCATGGTCGCACCTCTTACAGCCGCCTCACCTCCATTTGCCTCCCTCCAGGTATCAAACTCGCCCTGAGAGTAGAACGAGAGCACGGTGCCGCGACGAGTGAGCTTGAGCAGAGGAGTTGCCAGACAGCACAGGAACCCCTTCTGCAGCAGAGAAGGCCAGAAGGTATGAAAGAAATTCATGAGGAGACCCTTGATATGCGAGCCATCATGATCCTGGTCAGTCATAATCATCACACGACCGTAACGCAGCGACTTGGCATCCTGGTAGACCTTGCCCTGCTCCAGACCAAGAATCTTCTTAATTGCAGTTAGCTCCTCATTCTTATTGAACTTCTCCTGGCTAATGTCCTTCACATTAAGCATCTTACCACGAAGAGGGAAGACACCCCACTTCTCACGACCGACAACGGCGAGGCCTGCAATTGCGCTGGCGGCAGCTGAATCTCCCTCAGTCAAGATAAGAGTAGTATCAGGCGACTTGGCCGTGCCGGCCCACAGTGCATCCTCCAACTTAGGGAGGCCACGCAGTGTCTTGCGCTTGGAGCCATCGGTCTTCTTGGCATCCTTCGCTGCCTTGGCATCAAGGATTGACTGGGCCTCCTCGAGCAGACCAATCTTTACTAGAAGCTCCGCCATCTTATCTGACTTGAAGACGGATCCAAACTTGCCAGCGGGCGTTGTCAGAGTCTCCTTAGTCTGGGAGTCAAAGGCGGGATTTACAATGGTCGCGTTGATAAAGAAGACAACTGAATCCTTGAGCTGCGCGGGCTTAATATCAATCTTCTTCTTCTTTGCCAGATCAGTGAAATTGCCTAGCACTGTCTTGAGCACAGACTCAACGTGCTTACCACCCTTGCGCGTGTTAATGCCGTTGACAAACGAGATGTGACGGTCATCAGGAGAATCATCCTCGGCAAAGAGATTTCTGGCCAGAACGGCACCAATCTCCCAGCGCTCACCACATCGCTCATAGGCGTGCGTGGTGCCGTCACGAATAAAGAGATGGATGAACTTCTCGAAGGTATTTGTGGGGATCACGGTGCCATTCCAGGAGACTTTGACATCCTTGCCGGCCATGGCGGCCAGCTCAATTGCGCGGGTATGGAGGATCTGGACCATGGCATCCAGATCCAGGCCAGGGAAGCGCGCAAGATCGGGCTCATAGGTAATCTTGACAAATCCCTTTGCAGCCTTGTCGGCCACAATGCTCGGCTTTGATGCACTTGCCATGTGATCTGTCCAGGTCTGAGTGTAGCGCTGTGCAGAAGCAGGATGGCGAGTGCTCAAGGTGAACTTGTTGCTGAAGATATTGGTAAGCTTCGCGCCATAACCATTCTTGCCACCGACAATCTTCTCCTCATTCTTGTCATAGTTGCCGCTGGTGAGAAGGTGACCAAAGATGAGCTCGGGTGCATACACCTTGTGCTCCTTGTGGAGCTCAATAGGAATACCATCACCGTCATTCTCTACAGTCACAGTGACACCATTGGTTGTATCCCTTGCTACACTAACATCAATGTTCTTGATGGGCTGCTTGGTAGCAGAAGGACCTGAACCCTTGCCCTGAGAGCGAACAAGTGCATCACGCGCATTGACAATGATCTCGTCGAAAATCTTGTAGAATCCAGGATTGAAAGCGACCTTACGGTGAGCCATCTTTGAGCTACTAGCATCGTAAACCCAACGGACCTCCTCGTGTGTCTCGGTGCTACCGACGTAGGTGTCAGGCAGCTCGAGAATATGCTCACGGTGGGTATGCTTCTTATACTGATCAGCCATGTGTGTGTAAAGGGTAATGGGGGACCCTTGGGTCAATTTTTAACGTGCGCTATATTTTAGACTGATGCGCATTTAAATCGCGCACGGGTCTAAATTCTAAGCAAATTATCGTTTTACTTTACGCGTTAGATGTTTTCCAAGTAGACGTTGATTTTTTCTCACATAATATTCCATGGTTCTAAATTTTCCATGTAATGTGCTTTTTCCATTTTCTTGATATGCAATAAATGGATATGATATTATAAACTTTAATTTATTAGCTACTATATCTGTTTCTTCAAGGTTATTTTCTTTAAATCTTGTTTCGTATAATTTAATAAATGAGTTATATGCACCACTATGAATATAAATAAAATGAGTGCCACATGTTACTGTAGGATCAAAAAATTTAATTGAACCAGATGAACCAATTAATTTAGGTCTTTTATCAGCGATGTCTCTAATAAGTATGGACCCTCCACTATATAAATCCCATTTTTCTAAATTAGAATCTAACCAGGCTTTCACCTTTGGCCATAGTTCTAGAAATCTAGGAAAGGGTTTACAATCATCTTCTAGTATGAGGATTTCCGGAAGATCTTTCTCTTTAGCCATTTTAACTAATTTAAGAAATGTCAAGAATAATGACTGCCAGCCAATATCACGCTTTTTAATTGTTTTACGATATTTTCTAGGATTTTCTGGTTCTACGCGATGTAATAGTATTCCTGTATCTTTAAAGGATTTCTGAATCCTTTCCCAGCGATCTTTAGATGACTTTAAATTTATAACATATGCATCCATTGATCTACTATACGTATAGTATAAAAAATAGTAGTCAAAGGTATCTTTGATAAGAAAATATAATCCTAGTAGAGATGGCAACACGAAAAAGAAAATTAGAAAAAAAATCAATGACACGTAAGAAATCTTTTAATCCGGCTACAATGCCAATTGTAGTTATATGTTGGAATGAGCTGACTTATATAAAGAACATGGTAAATCAATTAAAACACCTTGATCATCCTATAATTCTACTGGATAATCATAGCACATATGAACCATTATTGGAATATTATAAGGAAATTAAGAATGAGTTAGGAAGTAAAATAGAAATACGAATGCTAAAGAAAAACTATGGATGCACTGTATATATAAAATTAAAACATACATTACCAAAAGTCTATATCTTAACTGACCCAGACCTGGAATTAAATAAACATATGCCCAAGAATTTTGCAGAAATCTTATATGGAATATCCGAAAAGTATAAGGTATATAAAGTAGGGCCATATCTTGAAAAGATAAAAAAGGAAGATATATTGGAATGTTCTAGCTATGATTTCGAATGGGATAAACTAGTTCACCCTATTAAGAATGAACAATATGAACTATATTATGACTGGATTCAATATGGTGCAACTACGTTTTGTCTAGTAAATACTAAATATCATACTGCACATAAGAGCCAAAAAAGATCCGCAATAAGAATTGCAGGTAATTTTACCATGAAACATTTACCATGGTATAAAGATTCTCTGAATAAAATTCCAAAAGATGAATTATATATGTATGTAAAGAATTCTTCATCATCAACTCTTGTATCAAAATGTATAAAGCCGAAATTAAAATCTCTTACTAATATTTATAAAATTCGTTATTAGAATAATAGAACACATAAGATAAATTGTAATAACAATACTTATTATAATTTATAGCTATGACCAAAGAATATGAGATTTCCGGTATCTCCAACTTTTTATTATACTCTAAAACTAAGAAGAATGGTATCTATAATAACGGCTTGTTCCAGGCCCCAGAATTTAAAAGAAATAAAGAAATCTATTAATTTTTCCATGGTTTCTAAATGGTATATTATCTACGATACTTCCAATTGCAGAACATATGAACTACAATTTCCTTTAGAAGAAAAAATAATTGAATTATTCTGTAATACGAAGGGAATTTCAGGAAATCCTCAGAGAAATATGGCTCTTGATCTTATAAAAGATGGATTTGTGTATTTTATGGATGATGATAATATTTTTCATAAGAATTTCTGGACCTTATTACCAACTCTAGATCCTGAGCTCATCTATACCTGGGACCAAAATAGAATTCAGGAAGATAGATTTTTAAAGGGTGGTCAAATTATTCTGAAAAAGATAGATACTTCTCAATATATAGTGCCAATAAATCTTATTGGCTCAACTCGCTGGGTAGTTCATAAATATGATGCTGATTTCATATTTATTTCTCAACTTCATAAAAAATACGAGGAAAAATTCAAGTATATTCCTGAAGTGGCTTGCTATCATAATTATATTGCAGAGGTAAGTGTAGCCCTATGCTTCTTTGGGTTGACTCGGTCTCTCAAGCTTACCCTCCCATCAATTAAGAAATATTTATTTGAACCTCTAAAAAATCATGGAATAAAGTATGATGTCATCTTGCACACATATAAACTTAGTGGCTCATATTCTAATCCTAGAGCTGGAGAAAAGGATTTAATTCTGGATGCCGATGAGTATAAGCTACTAGAGCCATCATTTCATATGGTAGAAAGTAAGGAAGCGGTTTCAAAAAAGTTGCAGCTAGAAAAATATAGAACTCATGGAAATCCTTGGAAAAATGAAAAAGGTGCAGTAAAAGGAGATTTTTCAAGTCTTGATAATCATATTTTGTATTTATGGTCTTTGAAAAAATTAACTAAAATGTGGGTTGATGCAAACGCTAAACGTTCTTATTCGCATATTATATACTGCAGACCAGATGTCCTCTACCAAGTTCCCTTAGATATATCGTGGTTTTCTTTTACTTCTAAGAAAATTTATATTCCAAATTTTGCATTATGCGGTAACGTGACTGATCGGTTTGCTTTGGGTCGTCCTGAAGAAATGCGCCTTTATGGAAATCGCTTTGATGATGCACTTGCATATTCTAAGAAGCATCGATTAGCATCTGAAGAATATTTAATTGCCACCATGCGTAAGCATAAGATTAGATATGATCATGTGAATTTCTATTTTATTCGCGTCCGCGCTAATGGGAAAAAGGAAGCAATGGATCTTTCTCAAATTAAAACCTTGACAAGAAAGCTAAGGGATCCGAAGAATAAAACTAGGAAAATAAAAATAGGCCTGTTCAAGTAGATATGTCTTGTGGGGTCAAACAACTAGGTGGAGCCAAACAAGTTGGTGGCGCCAAACAAGTTGGTGGAGCCAAACAAGTTGGTGGAGCCAAACAAGTTGGTGGCGCTGCAATGGCCCCTTTATCTTATTTAAATCCTAGTTACCGTGAACCATCCTCCAGTGCAGGACCCCATGCTCTCCATTCCGAACCTGGTCTTGCCAGGCCTTCCATAAATGCCACCGGTGGCACACGTGCCACTGGTGGTTCTCGTGCTCGTTCTAGAAAGTTAAGATGCACAAGAAAACACAGGCACACGAGGCGCTGTTTAAAGCCCATCATAAGAAGAGGTGGATTCTTCCCTCCAGTATCTGCCCTTGGACCATTTATGCGGACCGGCCCTAGTCTAGCTGTCCCCGCTGCAGTATCAGGCTATCGTATGCTGCGTAATTACACAGGTCCTAAAAAGACCAGGAGAAAGAATTAAACGGAAATTAGTCTTTTATATGGCTTGGCCTACAAAAAGCCTAGATTTGCGTTATTTCGCCTAAAGCCAGAAAGCGTCCGACAATAAGAAGGGATGACATCCATACAACAAAAGGCAACTCCGAATGCCAACGGAAACCTTTTTGAAGTTAAAACCGTTCAGTCCGGTGCCTTTCGCACACTCATTGAGGCACTCAAGGAGATTCTAACTGAGGCAAATCTCGAATTCGATTCCCAGGGCATGAAGATTGTTGCAGTAGATGAGACCCATACGGTGCTAGTCTATCTGAGGCTTCATGCGGATCGTTTTGAGAACTTCTACTGCCCCGTGAAGCATGTGCTCGGTGTGAACATGATTTACCTCTTCAAGCTTATCAAGACCATGGGTAATAATGACAGCATGACTCTCTATCTGCCAGCCAACAACCCCAATAAGCTCGGTATTCGCATGGAGAATACGGAGAAGTCTCAGGTGACGAATTTCTTCTTGAAGCTCTTTGACACGGATGTGGAAGATATCAATATTCCCAGTCTCAACTTCACCAGCATTATTCACATGCACAGTGCGGATTTCCAGAAGATCTGTCGCGACATGAATGTGCTAGGTGAGAAGATGGAGATTACGAGCTCTGGGTCAAACTTGATTTTCCGTTGTGTTGGCGATTTCGCTGAACAGGAGACAGTGATCGCGGATAACCAGGCATCTATGAAGGTTCAGACAAAGGGAACGACCAGTGAGATTGTGCAGGGCATCTTCCAGCTGAAGCACCTGGTTCTATTTACCAAGTGCACCACGTTGTGCCCGAGCATTGAGCTTTATCTGAAGAATGATTATCCTCTCATCCTGCGTTATATGGTGGCGAATCTGGGAGAGGTCAAGCTAGTGCTGGCCCCGATTAAGAACAAGAAGGAGTAATGGTATAAAATTGATGAGGTGGAACCTGAGTCCTTAGGTATCAAATGGCTGAGGTAGAACAAGTGCATCAGCAGCCTCAGGCTCAGCAGGCTCAGCAGCCTCAGGCTCAGCAGCCAGAACTCCCACATATGTTTTGTGTAAAAACATATATGGGAGAACGGGAAGGATACTTTCTTATGAGATGGAGCCTAGGAAATATGGTAAATAATGAAATTGTTCATATTCTAAAGCCTACACCTCACCATGGAAGGTTTTACAATATTGAGTTTATTCCTCTGGCCCAGCAGAATAATAATTTATTTAGAATTTCAACAAGAAAGAATGCTGGAAATGTTGTGAGACCAATTACTTGGAGATTTACTTCTGAGAAACTAAAGTATGAAGAAATGACAATACCTGTTCTGAGAATTTCACCAATGAATGCCTTGCCGAGCATTAAGGCAACTTCATTTATTCCGATTGTTACGAATGCTCCTGCTGCTCCAGCAGTTCCTGTTCAAGAAGTGCCAGCAGTTCAAGAGCAACCAATATACCCTATTGAAACTATTCCCCAGCATATTATTCGTGCAGTTCTTCGTGACGCAGTAATGCATGAGGAAATCTGTCCAATTACAAATATGGAGATTGATATATCTAATGGAGCCATTACTTCCTGCTTTCACCTCTTTAACAGGGATGCAATTTGCAAATGGCTTTCTATGCCTGGATCACGAGATAAATGTCCAGTCTGTAATACTCCCTGTAATTCTTATACCTTAGACTGAGCGGCATTGTTTAGCAAAAAATTGAAACGGCGGCTTCCCTGATTTTTTGTAACCAGGAATCAAGGTATTGAAGAATGACTATGTTTCCAATGTATATTGCAGTTTGCCATGAGCCAAGTGTTGCTTCAGGCTATGGCCAAAGCCAAGGCCAAGAGCCCAAGTTCAACTTATATCAGAATACTATTTATCACAGTGGACTAAGGCATGATTCGCCCCCTATAAATGTCCTCTGGCCAATCCCTCATGTTAAGGGGAAGCGCCAGACAATTCGCTTAACGGATACCACGGAGCATTCTTCACTAATGCGTTCATGGAATGGATCTGAGTTGAAATCTATAAAATGGAGTTTTACAGGTTCATCTATCTATGTTCATCTAGAGAGATATGGCCTATTAATTACTGCCCCAATCGTCTTTATGGATGCAGCAAATAAACGAATCCTTCCATATAATTCAACTTCCTTTTCTCCAAATGAGATTAAGTTTACGGAGGAGCAGGAGATGAGTTATACTCCAGCAAGAGTATTCACGACTGATCCAAATAGTCCTGAGAATACAACTCCAATTCCTGGTATGTCTCAAGATAGAGCTCTGACTACTTCTATGTCTGTGCCTACGTCTATGACTACGTCTATAAAGACATCTGCAAATGAGCCTGCACTTGCATCTCTTCCAGCCCATATTACAAAAATCGTTCTTGCTGATTCTATCAGAAAGAATGAGCTTTGTCCAATTACTAGTGAGGATATCACTGAGACGAATGCAACTGTGACTCCTTGTGGCCATGTATTCACAACGGCTGCAATTACACACTGGCTCTCCCTACCTTCTTCGAAAGGGCGATGCCCTGTGTGCAAGCAGAAGTGTTCTTAGTCCTACATTCTTTTTTGAACATGTGGGGTATAGAGAACTTCGGAATCGGAGCAGCGATAATCCAGAAAACAAAGTCCATCTGCCGAATTGAAATGCTCAGAATTCACATTCCATATTTTCATAATATTGAAGGTCCCCTTCTTGGGACTCATGCTAATTCCAATGCATGTATTATCCTGCTCCTTGAATGCGAGGCCAAGCATTGCTTGTATGACCTGTGTGGTAAATACATCCTTTACATTCTCAGATGGAACCTTTACGCTGTAACTGCCACCGCGAATATTCTGGTAATTCTCCCACAGAGGTAGGGTATCTCCCTTCATAAAGAAGGGCTGACCACTCTTAAGCTTTACACTGCCACACTCCTCAATTGCACCGAGAACATCTCCCCAAGTAGTGCACACTTGAATCTTTACAAAGGTATCAAGGGTCCATTTCTCAGAATCCCCCTGGTGGAAATACAGGGTCCAAGAACCCGTAGGAATTAGGTCGGTGAGATTTATTTTAGGAACCTCGCACATTACTATAGTAACATATAGACTAATCATTAAGTCCCTTTTTTATCGTATCACCCATATCAGTAACAAGTTCAACCTGTATATTGTCTAGACAATGAAAATAAGATTCGCCAGATTCACATGACCAAAGAAGGAAAATTTCCTTGACGGTTGGTTCACGAGAACCTCGCCATTTTACTTCATTTACCCAATCAGATAAATCAATGTTTGTGTCTTGAATCTTAACTGTAAATCCGAGATAAGATAGATGTTTCTCTTTCTGATGGGTCATTGCGCTAGGTTCAGTAAATGTGGTAGGGCATAGTGTGCAGCGCCACTGTATCGTATCATTGTCGATTGTTCCAAAGATTTCAGAATTTATTGGAATTGATAGATTTTTTATGAAGATCCATTCTTTCTTAACCATTAATTCATTATATATTGCTCTATACAGTGAATGTGATTTAGAAAGAATTGCAGTTGTCTTATTAAATATCCAGGGTGCCCATGTCCATAAGAACTCTCTGAACATCATTAGTGAAAAAATGTTCAGAATGTTTAGGTATAGAATTGTTAAGAATATCTTGTTATTCCACATGCAGTTGGTAAAACAACTGGGTTTCCTGGACAATTTAATGCGGGTGGTTTAAATTCCGGTTTTTTCACTGGACAGCTGCATTTCTTCTTAGGTATTCGGCACGCCTGGCATTCATCATAATCATCTGAACAAAAACTTGGAGGGGGGGTATATATCCATTTTATGAAAAAAATAACTGGAATTAATGCAAGAAATGCCCAATTTATTTGTTCAAGGCCGTAGTTACAGAATGTAAAGAAAAGTGTGCATGTAACTACTCCAAGAAATAAGTGGTCAGGAATATAATGTATTCTATCAGAAAGAACATCATTTAAGATAACTATGAGAACTAATGCAGATAATAATAATCCGCTTGCACACAAGGCCATTTCTAATTAGTTGGGAGCTTTTTTACAATGTTCTTAATTGGATCATATTGACCCATTGGATCGCCGATCTCTCCTGCATTATTAGCGTAGACGGTATTCTCAGAATCCTTGAAGAATACGCGGCCCTTATAAGTCCACTCCTCAACCTCCACCTCCTCCTCTACAGGACTCTCGGGTGTTACAGGGGCCTCCTCAGCCTCAACAGCCTCCTCGGCCTCCTCTGCCTCCTCAGCCTCAACAGCGTCAGCAGCCTCCTCAGCCTCAACAGCGTCAGCAGCCTCCTCAGCCTCAACAGCGTCAGCAGCCTCCTCTGCCTCCTCAGCCTCCTCAGCCTCCTCAGCCTCCTCAGCGTCAGCAGCCTCCTGCTCCTCTGCCTGCTCGGCCTCAACCGTCTCAGGTGTCACAGGAGCCTCCACATCCTTAGAGACACTACTTATGAACACACGCTTGAAGTCAGACTCCTGAGAACTCGGTTGAATAACTGGAATTGTTGACTCAGTATTAATTGCCCCCTTCGCCATAATAAATTTCAGAATATTATCCATATTCTCCTTTAATCCCTTCATTTCCTGAACAAGAGAATCAAACTGCGCATTTTGCTTTTGATTTAGAAATGCAATGGAATTACGAATCTCCTCAAGATCACCGTCCTTCTCTCTTAGTTCAGTTCTAGAACTTCTAGACTCAGATACACCTGCAATAGTATCAACAAGCTTCAACAGTGCCACGTTAATATCGCTCTGTGCATCTCTCAGAGCCTTATACATCTTACTATACCAAGTATGGTGTAAAACCGATTGTCAATTTTTACTACGAGCTTTTAACTTTTAGCTTTAGCTTATCCACGAACCTTTACACTTAAATTCATTACTGCATCTAGTGTGCTCTCCTTATCCTTCAGTGGCTTAGAACGCTTCAACCTCAAGCCTGGCTCCAAGGTCTTTACCACATCAATTCCTGCCCCAGCGGCACTTGTATTACGCAAAGAAGTCTCATAGAAATCAATCGGCTTAGTATCAAGTGTGGCAAGAATACTAATTACTGGGGGCAGATTAGTATCAATGCGAATCTTCTTCTTCTCAATAATGCCCCTATACTGCTCATAAGACAAGGTGCCTCCAAAGAATCGGAGACTCTCTCGTGGCGGAGCAGGATGAATAGACTCGGACTGTGAATACATGCGATGAAGTAGCGCTTGTCTCTCCCAGCGAACCTGAGGATCAACTTGCTCATTTAGTAGAGACGACAGAGCACAGGATAGGGTGCAGAAATTACCATACACCTTGTATGCCCCATACTCTTCTAGAGAGGGAATAACAACTGGGCGACCCTCGAAACATCCTGCACACCAGAAACATGCGGCCTCAACGGATTCGGGCAGGGTCTTAGTCTCATTTGCCACGTGGTATTCGAGCATAACATCCATTGTGCGAAATACCTTGATCTCCTCCTGAACCCTGGTTATCTCCTTTACCTCCTTTATCTCCTGAGCCTCACTTGCTTCATTCGGGGCCTGAGCAAGTAGAGTATCTTTTGCAGTTAAATTTGCATTCTCTAGAAGTTCTGCATTACTTGTATATAGATCATCTTCCTCATAGGGCTCAGGAACACCTGGAGGGCGGGGATCATAGGTTAGAGGACCATCTTGAAACTGGATTTCTGTGCTGCGAAAGGGAAGATGTGCTATCAGAGGGCGACGAGGCTCTGGTGAGAAAGATCCTTCAATCTCTCCGTTTGCAGAAACAACGGCGACAATTGGAACCTGCTTTACCTTTGTCTTTTTTGCAGAAACCTTAGGCATAGTATACTGTATCAAAATGGACAGTTGTGTTTAGGCCCATGGGCTCTGCCCATACCCGTTCCTTATGGGCTCTAATATGGCAATGGCTACACCTAAGCTTCATAGCTACTTAATGTCAAACAGCAATCTACACTAGATGGAATCCTCTCGGGTTGAGAGATGTATAGAATCAATGATACAAACACCCAGCACATTCCAACATTGTATTTTTGTCGGTCCTCCTGGATGCGGAAA